ATGTTAGATTTAAGTATATTTTTATTGGCAACAATTGGTCTTACAATGATTATAACACAATCTTATATATTTAAACCAATAAGAGAAACCATAAAAAAAATAAACCCATTCTTAGGAAAATTACTACATTGCCCAATGTGTTTTGGTTTTTGGTCAGGAATATTAATTAAAACATTGTTATTAGTATTTTATCACCAACTTGTTTTATTAAGTTTGGTTATAATTGTTTTATATGGTTTTATAGGAAGTTTTGTTTCTTATTTAACTTATTTGTTAATAAAACCACTGATGGATAAATATGATTAAAGGGGCATCAAAGATACCCCTTAACTAACATCCATTAGAACAATGTGCAGTTGGACGTAAAAAATACTTTATCGTTACTATAGCTTTCATATCATATTTTTTATTTATATATAAAAATAAAATAATTCAAAAATTTAATATATACATTTATAAATTAAATTCAGTAGAATAAAAAAAAATAAATTAAAATGAAATATTTAAAAAATTTTATACAAATTCAAACATTAAATGAAGATTTTTCAGAAAGCTTCGCATATCAATTTATAAAACCAACAGATAAATTATTAACAATATCTGAATCTTCTGAATTAGATAATGCTATAACAACAGGAAATAAAATAGCATTTGAAAATTATATAATTATTCCTGATTTAGAAAAAATAACTTGTTTGGTTGTTAAGGATGCACCAAAAAGTAAATTCGGTTATAAAAAAATTCAACATTATAGATATAGATCAATCGAACGTATGATTATTGATATTAAAAAATTTATTGATTCTATTAAAAGATATAGAAAAGAAAAAGAAGAATATAATCAAGAAAAAAAAATTAAACAACAAGAAGGAATAAAAAATATTGACAATTTAATAAAGGTTGGTGATATTGTTTACGATTCTTGGGGATATGATCAAACTAATGTCGATTTCTATCAAATAGTCAAAGTTTTAAATGCTTCTGTTATAATAAGACCAATTTCAAGTGAAATAGTCCCAGGAACAAGTGGAAATATGTGTGCTAATGTAAAACCTGTGCCAGATTCATTTGTTGGTGATGAAATTAGAAAGAATGTTAGAATTTATGGTGATAAATATTATTTACCATCAAAATTCGGCTCAATTTCTAAATATGAAAATGGTGATAAAGGTGTTTATAGTTCGTGGTATGCTTAAATTATAAAATTTTCAAAAAACTTTTATTTGGCACAACGGCTGATATTAATCTTCACCATTTTCATAGAAATAACCAGATTTGGCATTACCCATTTTTAAATTTCTCATTATCATCCCATTGGATCTTTCATCACTATGCGGATTATTTGGTGAATTTTTTATTTTTATTATAAAATTCTAATAGATTAATTTTTTCTTGTTCAACAAAAATATTAGTTTCTGGTTCTAAACTAAATCCACCTTTTCTTGAAATTATACCACGGGTCACATACGCATCTATATATTTTATATTTTCTTGTTTGGCTTTTTTTGTTCTATTGTGACCTTCTATAATATATAAATTGTTAGTTCTAATATCTTGACCAACTAAAATCGGTGAATGTGTTTTTATCTCTTTACCACTAACTTTTTCAGTATTTATTAATTTATCAACTTCAACCTGTGTTAATTTTGGATATCCATAATATATTATTTTCGTTTCAAAATCTTTAAATGAATCACATTCATTAACAATGTCGACTAATTGATCATATATTTCGGATTGTAGTTTATAATTTTCATTTTTCAATACACCTTTATAATCATATTCACCATATTCACCACCTTTTTCAGTATTACAAAAACAACACATTGGGTCTAAATTTTCAATATCATATGTTCCACCTAACCATTTTGGTTTGATATGATCAACCGTCATTAATTCAAAATCTTTGGTATATAAATCAATATGAATCGCACCACTTCTATCTTTTGCTGCGATTAAATATTTACCTTCCCTTGGACATTTTACACATTTTAAACCTTTAAAAGCAAAAACTTTTAATCTTTTATGTCTAGAATATTTTGTTTGTAATTCTTCAAGTGGTAAAATTTTAATTGGTATATAATTGTGTCCTATTTTATTGGGAACTTCTATCATTTCACCTTCAAATGGTAAAAGTAATTTATGACCTTTTTTATCGTTTTCGATATCAAATTCAGTTTTTCGATCTATTTTATATTTATCTATTATATCTTTGTATTTATAATTAAAAAATTTAATTGCTGAATAATTCCTATTATATTTAAAATCACTATATTTTTGTTGATATATTTTTTTAATAATTGGTAATACATATGATTGCTTTGGTTCATTTTTTATCATTTTTAATTCAAAATAAAGAGCATTTGCATCCGGATTAATATTATTTTCTTTAAATTTATTGAACAATTCTTGTTCTATTAAATCATAATCTTCTTCGGTTAAGATGTCTTTGCTATTTTGTTTTAAAAACGCTGAACGATTAGCAAAATTTAGTCGATCTATATAATTTTCATATTTTCTTAAATATTTCATGTATTTTTTTAATTTTATTTATATATAAAAGAAAACAATTTAAAAAATATGATTTTAAAATTTAATCAATACTTAAAAGAAAATGTTCTTGATAATGAAGAAGAAACTAGAAAGTGGGAAGTTAAAGTTAATGGTGAATCTTATTCATTTAATGAATATAAACATGATGCAATTGATGATATTTTAGAAATATTAAATAATGAAGGGGAAACAAATTTAGATGATTATGAAGATAATGATGGAACTGAATATTATCACACATCTGAAATATTAAATATGTTAGATGATTTAAATGAAACTGATTTTTATAAAAAACTTAATGATTTAAAAACATATGTTAGTTATCATAAAGATATTAAATTAATAAATTTAGATGATGATAATGAATTGGAATTTTTAGAAAAATAAAAAGTCTTCACTATCTATCTTATTTATTTGTGAAGACTTTTCTTTTCTAAATCTAATTAATTTCGCTTTTATGGCTATTCTATATTGAACTATTCATTAATTATATAGTTCATATTATATATTTAATTTTAAAATAAAGTTTTATATATATAACTAAAAAAAAATGTTAGAATGATAAAAAATTTTAAAATATTCGAAGCAAATGTTGATAATTATGAATTTTTAGCATCTAATTATTCATATCATAGTTGGAATGATTCTTATGGGAGTGTTGAAGCTAAAATATATTTAGATAAATCAAATTATTCTTTATATCTTGATATAAATAAGACTAGTGGTAATTCAGGGATAAATAAATATAATATGACATCAAACGTAGAAAAATATACACCTATTGGAAATACAACAAAACCAAATTTGGGATTAATAAAAAAATTATTATCAAAATATGCATATAAGGGATCACGAGCAGATTCTAATTTTTCAAAATTTTGGGTCGATGACGAAGGCAACAAAATGGTTTTATCAGATTTAATAGAATTACATAAACCGAAAAAAATAGAAACTACCCAAATCGAACATAAAGAAAAACAAAAAAAAGAATTAATTCACATTAAATCTATTGATACATTTGATAATGAAATTGAATTAGTTAAATATTCAGAATTTTCATATGCACTTTTCGGTAAAGGAACAATAAAAATAAAAGATCAATTAAATATATTAGGTTGTAAATATAATAAGTTTTTAACCGATCCAAAAACAGGTGAAAAACGACCAGGTTGGATATTTTCTAACAAAAAATTAGATGATATAAAAAAAATAATATAATGAAAATGAAAAAACTTAAAACATTTGAAAATTGGACTAACAATATTGATATTAAATCATATTTTAAAAATTTTTGGTCAAAAGATAAATTGTTAAGATTTAGTATTCAAAATAGTTCATTATTTGGAAAATATGAAAAATATTTAAATTCAAATTTTAATTGGGATTCGTTAAATGATGACGATTTAAAACAATTGTGGATTGATTGGGATAATGATGAAATTATAATTTTCAATGAAATAACAAAAAAATAATTAAATAGTGTCTACAATAAAATCAAATTGTTGGTTTTCGGAACATGAAGTTAAATTTAAATTAGAAACTGGTATATATCAAAACATTATTGAATTTCTAATTGTTAACAAAATTTCATTTTTAGCTGATATGAATCTCGACTTTACTATAATCCCATTTAATTTACACGGTAAAGGTAATAGTAAAAATTTATTAGATTACATATCAAAAAATTCAGAAAACGTAATCTTAATTAAATCTTTTTTTGAGTATTTTATAATTCAGATAGCTAAAATTAAATATGATACTGGCAAATTAATAAAATTTAATTTTAATTTAACTGAAAGTTGGGAAAATATGCAAATTTCAATATATAGTCAATTAAGTTCACCAATCGAACCAAATTGGAATTATGTTGGGATTTTACAAGTTGGTCATATAGAATCAGAAGGTACTAATATATATGGTTATTCCATGAATGAATTCATGAACTTCGGCAATTTAACACCACCAATACCAGGTGATTATGATTCTATTGGAATTGTGTGGGTTGATAGTGTAAGTCAAATAGGAATTAACACATATCAATTGGGATCATTATATCCACCGTTTGATGATACTGCAAATATTGAATATATTGAAATAGATGAAACACGATTTAATATTTTATGGACAGGTAATGAATGGGCTGCCAATTCAGAAACAAACCCATTCCCACCAATAGGATCATCATGTAATATAAAAATAAAATATGGCATTTGAAATTAAAAAATAAAAAAGAAAGAACTGAAAAATCAGTCCTTTCTTTTTTTAATGAAATCTCAACAAGGTTCAGTTTTTATTTCAATAATTTCTGACAATTTATTGTCGTTTATCACTTTACTACAAGCCTTTATCTTACTTGTAGCTTCAACTTCAAACTCTAAGATGACATCATCTTTCAAATACACAATAACTTTATATTTCATATGATTTAATTTTTTTAATTTTTTTTAATATAAACATTTCTTTTTTAGATATTTTAATAATGATATGTTGATTTAAAATTTTTGTTAATTCGTTATCTATATTTGAATCAAATAAATTTTCTATTCCAAATATTTTTAATTGAATTGCAAATATTTCACCATAAGTAAGCTTTGAATTTGTATTTGGTTTCTGTTTTGATATTAATAATTTACTAACAAAATCACCAGCTTCAATTATTTTTACATTTGATTCATCAATCATTTCAACATCCAATTCGATGTTTTCCTTTATAACTTCACCATTAATAAATATTTGTCCATTATTGATTCTTATTCTAAGATCATTGGAAAATATCCCTTGCTGTTTTAAAATATCAAATAATTTCATAATATCATTTCTTTAAAATCATTAATACTTAAACATACAAATTGTGTATTATCATAAAACATTTCGTTATGTTTGTGGAAATGACCGTAGTACCATTTTTTAATGCTATTATTTTCGATCAAATTGTTATATAAACTTGCTATATCATTTCTTTCGGATTCGACATCATCTTTAAGATGTTCATCCTTTTCAGCCCATTCTTCAAAATCCGTTTTAATATAAGGATAAGCAAAATTTGGTGCTGAATGTGTAATAACAACATCAACATCTTTTAACGTATTTATTTTTTCTAAGTCCAATCTAAACACTTCATCAATCCACCAATCCCGACCCCGACCTTCAGTATATTTTTTTCTTGATGTTCGATCAATTGAAACAGCACCACCAACACACAAAATATTAATATCATTAATATTTAAAACTGTATAATCTTTTACAAATTTAATATGTGATGTATTATATTTTCCAAAAAAATATGAAGGATCATCATGATTTCCACGAACTACAAATATTGTGGTGTTTGATTCTTCTAAACTATGATTAAATTTTTTTAATTTACTTACTTCAGCTAATTGATGTTTCCAACCAATACCAAAATCACCGACAACAATTATTGCAGCATCTTTAATATCATACGTGTTAATGAAATTTAATATGGCATTATAGTCACCATGAATATCACCACATACTAATATCATTTCAAATTTTAACATATTTTCTTTTTTTAAAATATGATACAAAGATACTATTTTTTTTTAAAAAATTAGATATAATTGAAAATATTTTGAAAATTATTTTAACATTTTTTTTTGATATTGTTTATATTTATTTTATATTTGGAAAATTTTAAAAATGGATGAATTTATAGAAAAATATCAAACCGAAATATGTGCTTATTGTAAAATTCATATTACAGATTTGATAGCATGGAGTAAAGGTGGTTTGTGTGAAGGTAGATTTTGTGGTGAAGCAGGAGAATCATATATTGAAACTGATGTTGGATCACTTAAATTTTTAAGATTTCAAAGAAACCAAAAATTGAAAAATTTGAAAAATGTATTTGAAAATAATAGAAAAATAGAAAAATAGAAAAAACTTAACAAAAAAATATTTATATATATGTTTATTATGAAAATAAAATGCTCATATATTAGTTTTAATGAAACAGTTCTAGCAGATGGAAAAATGCGAAAGAGGTGTTAATGACATTATTATTAATATGCATGAGCCACCTATAAATATTTAGTGTGGCTTTTTTTTTAACAAAAATAAAAATACGACAATGGAAATGCAAATTGAACAATTAGTTTGGAAAAAACGAAATGGTGAAAGAATTCCAAACATCAACAATTATGTTTTAAACTACGTGAAAAATGTAGACAGGGGTGCAAAAGTTATAGTTGGTTGTGACTCAGATAATCATTCCCGTAAAACAAACTATGCAATAACTGTAGTATTTTATAACGATGAATTACGTAATGGTGCCCACGTTGTATCAGCAGTATATCGTATGCCAAAAATAAAAGATGTGATATCTAAATTGTGGAATGAAGCAGTATTTGTTCACGATGTTGCAGAATCATTACATAATACATTATATGGACAATATTATCATAAATTTCCAAAGAATTATTATGATGGTTCTATTCCAGATAAATTGGTTGAAATTCATGTTGACTTAAATGCAACTAAATCGACACGTAATGGGGCTAGGATGTCAAATAATACATCCAATAAAATATATACTGATGTTATGGGTTGGTTATGTGGTGAAAGATATTCAGTATTTGGAAAACCATATAGCTATAGTGCATCAGTAGCAGCAGATGCAATATGTAGAAAGTAAAAATAAACCGTTATATTATAACGGTTTTTTTATTTTTTATATATACAAATAAAAAATAAAAATGTATATAAAAATTGAACACTTTTTAGAATCGGAAAAAAATACATTAAAAAAACTTCTAAAAGATTATGATGTAAAAGATACTTATGGATATTATGAAATATCTGACAGCAAAGAAAACTTAAATAAATTAAAAAAAGATATTGAAGAAAATTACAAAAAAGAATATGATAAATTAAAATTAGAAAATAAAAAGCTTATCATATTTAAAAAAGATATTAAATATGACTGTGTTATGTTATCATCCGATATAGTTAAAAAAGATTGGAACGATTTCTTAAAAATTATAGATGAAAAAGATTTATATTTAGGTGAAACCCAAAAGGATATTGATGACGATGAATATGGACTAGAATCAAAACCCCACATTACATTACTTTATGGTATTCATCCCAAAGAAAACGATAAAAAAGAAATTTTGGACTGGCTAAAAACATTAAAGCCAATAAAATTAGAATTATCTAAAATTGGGATATTTGAAAATGAAAAATATGATGTTGTCAAAATTGAAATTAAACCAACAGAACAACTTTTAAAATATCGTAAACATATCGAAAATACGTTTGAAAATACCCAAACTTTTGATGGATACCACCCACATATGACTTTGGCATATGTTAAACCTGGCAAAGGAAAAAAATATATCCAAACACTAAAAGAAAAATTAAAATTAAATTTTAATGAAGCAATTTATTCTGATTCAAGTTATAAGAAGAAACATATCATATTAAAATAGTAATTTTATCAAAAAACTGAAAAAATATATTTATATATAATTTTAGTTTATGAATGAAAATATTCAACACATATACGATACTGAAACAAAACCTAATATGACTTTTAAAAAAGTGATATTAGGTTTTTGTATTTTAAAATACACAAAATAAATTGGAATATATTAATTTAATGAAATCGGGCGCACGAAAACAATCATTAAAAAATATTAGATAATTTATTTTGCTAGATGGTGATATAAAGAGTGGGAGGTTCGGGTTAAAGTCCCGACAAAATAAACAAGGTTTATTTTTCATGGTGTGTGGACGCTATCTCCCTTCACCATCGTCATCTAAGATTAAAACTTTACTATGTTCATATACCCGAAATTCGACTATTTTTAATCCACATTTACCACCATAATCTGCTAAAGTCAAATAAATACCTAAGTCATTTTTAATATAATCATCCAATTCTAAATCTCGATAAGCTTTATGTCCAATTAACGTGATTTCTTCTTCTGTTTTATAAGGTAAGTTAGATATATCTAAAATATAATGGTTTGGATAAACTTGTTGTTTGTGATGTTTTTCTACTTCGGATTTCCAAAAATTATATCGAAAATCATCAATATTATCATAAGGACAAAAGGATAATGCAGTAGCATCAAAACCACCCCAAGTCATTTTTTGTGGTACTAAATCTTTAGCTGATATAATTTTTGTTGACCAACGAACTACTTTTATCATAGAATTATATTTTCTGCAAATATAATAATAATTTATAAAATATTATACTTATTTGCAGAAAATAAATGTTTGAAGTCTTTTTCAATTTTTGGATGAATATTTCTTAATGTTTTACTATATAATGGATCAATTTCCAATAGTGTTTTTTGATATTCATATGAATGTTTAATTTTTGGGTCTAGTTCTTTTAACTTATTAATTATACTAGGATTTTCTTTCATTTTTTTCAACCAAAAATCAACATTATCATTTGTAATATATTCAGTCGTAAAAGAATTTTCATGCCCATTATAATTTGATATAACCCAATATACTAATTCTAAATTTTTTGGATCAATTGTTTCATCATCTTTTTGGTTAAATTTTGATATACCACTAAATGATTGTAAATATCCATATCCAAAATCTTTAAATCTACTTAAATATTTTTTTATTAAATTGTTGTCTATCTTATTTGATGATGTTAATGCTGTTACAACATTACTTTTATTTATTGGTTTTTTATCATAAGTTGACCAACCACTATATTCATAATCATCAGTAGTATTTTTTGCATTCATCAATATTTCTAAAGCTTCATCACCAACTTTGTCAATATTTCTAACAACTTCATAAATATGTTTAGGTGTTACTGCAACATTTAAATCATTCACTATATATTTTAAAAATTCAATAAACGTTTCCTTATTTAGATTGTGAATATTTGAAATCAATCGACCTAACGAATTTCTAGATATATGATAGGATTCAATTGTTTCTGATGCATCTAACCCAATAGAAATTAAATATTTAAATAATTTTAAATTTTTATAAAATATTGCAGAATTTAATAATTTAACAGAAAATGTAATATTTGGGTCTAATGATCTTAATAATTTTATTTTTTCTATATCATTATCACCATTATTGTTAATATTAACTAATTTTGATATATCGAATCTTTTATATAAATCATTTTTCGTTAAAAGACTTTTTAATTCATTTAAAGGTAAATCATATATATTATCATCATTTTTAATTATTTGTTCTGGTGATAATATATCCACCATTTTAACTGCCAATTTAGGAATATATTGACACGCCAATTTAAATAAATGTTCAAGACTATAATCATCATATTTAGTATTACTTATAATTTCCCACCAATAATCAGCATCTAGAAGATGTTTATATACGATATCAGGTTTAAAATCATAATATTTTGGTCTAATTATTTTTGTTCTAGCTTCAAAAGATTTCAGATATTTCATATTATTATATATAAAAAAAAAAGAAAATTAATTTTTTTAATTAATATATAAATATGCATAAAAAATAAAAATAAAAAAAGATATGAAAAACTTAAAACAATTTGAAAATTACACTGAAAAAAACTGTCAAGCAGAATTAGAAATTTTACATTGGGGGGAAGGTAAAGGTAATATATCAAATACTTGGAGACTCTTAGTAAAACTTAAATCTGCTTCTGGTGGGGTATTTCATACTGAAGGTACAAACCTTACAGAAGAACAGGCAAAGAAACTCATAAAGGATTTTGGTGCAATAGTTACAGAAAGATTTTAATAAAAAAAGAAGATAAAAAATCTTCTTTTTTGCTTATAATAACTTTTTAAAATTTTCGATTTCTCGTTTCTTTATTTCTGCACCAAGTTCAGCTTTTTCAAATCCCAATTTTTTTAATTCTTCAGCATTAATTGTTGTTTCATATTTTAAAAATGCTTTTAAATATTTATTATTGAAATTTATTAATTTTGCAAATTCTGATATTGTTTTATTATCAACATCATATCTGTTTTTTTCTTTATATAACAATTCCAATTTATCTAAATCTTCAACATATCTTTTTAACGATAATAAGAAACAAGCAGGTTTCCAATATTTACCAGGAACTTTAAATTCAGGTAATTTTATTTTTAGTGTTGATATGTCATTATTTCTGAATAATAATGCATATATTATCACTAAATTAAATGTATTAATATTATTGATATTAATATTCAAATTTGGAAACATTTCATCAAATAATTCAAATTCATCCAATAAATGTAAATAATGATGTAATGAATTTAAATCTTTATTAGATTTTGACCATTGGATAGCTTTTTCAAACTCTTCAATTATTCGTTCTTGTGACACATCATCAATTGAAGATATGTTTCTTAATCGTTTATCATTTTGAATTGCTTCAATTGTCGTAGAGCTTATTTTAGACTGATTTCTAGCAGCAAACCTGATGGTACGCAAAATCCTAAGCCTATCTTCATTAAATCGTTCTGATGCGTTCCCAACAGCAGATATAATGTTATTATCAATATCATCAATACCACCAACCAAGTCTACAATTTCACCCTTATCTATATCATAATATAAGGCATTTTGTGTTAAATCTCTACGTTGTGAATCTGAATATATGTCCGCAGTATCAACATCCACTTTTTGATGATCACCTTTATTATCTCTACCACGAACTAAATCTTTTCTATATGATGCTATTTCAATACCTTCTGGTATATCTTTTGTAAAAACCCGAATTACACCAAACTGTTTACCCTGTAAATCAAAATTAGAATAATTATTTTTTAAAATATCAATAATTTCATTTGGTTTGGCATTTGTAACCAAATCAATATCGTGTGGAATTTGATTCATTATAAAATCCCTAACAGCACCACCACAAACAAATAATTCCTTATTATTTGATTTAAATATCGTATTTAAATCTAAAATATCTTTAGGTAGATTCATTTTCATTTTTTGAAAATCTTTAAATCTTTTCATTTTCATTTTCACACATTTTAAATAATTGCACAAATATACAAAAAAAAAATGATAAATGACGAAAAAATAATAAAAATTTTTAATATATAATTATATATTGTTGATGGTGTAGTAAATCAAGAAAAAAGAAAAAATATATGAAAATAAAATTAGCAAATATATCTTATTGTGGAATAGAATTCAACAATAATAAGTGGCATAGTCATATACAAAATTGTAATATATGTAAAAATAAATACGAAGAACTTAAATGTGAAGAAATTATAAAAAGTAAAGAATGGAATAAAAAATGTGAATGTGGTTGTGGTGAAAAAACAAAATATAAGAATAATTATATTTGTGGTCATAGTATAAAAAATAAAAAGCAAACCAAAGAACATAAAGAAAAAAGATTTAATTCTTGGTTTTTAAATGGGAATACAGAAAAATCAATAGAAAGAATGAAAAATAATAATCCATGTAAATCAAAAAATAGTATTGATAGGATGAAAAATAACAATCCTGCAAAAAACGATAATGTTAAAAAAAAATTATCTGAAAATAATGCGATGAATAATAAAGAAAATATAACCAAAATTCACAATACAAAAATTAAAAATTATGGTATAACTTATGGTAAAGTATTATTTGAATTATCAAAAAAAACTATGGTAAATAAATATGGTGAAGATAACCCATCAAAAATAAAATCAATATTAGAAAGACGAATAGAAACATATTGTAATAGATTAGCAAATGGTGATTATAAATTGAAAAATAATTGGGTTTGTGGTGAATATATTAGAAAAAATGGTGAAAATGAATGGTATGATTCATCATTTGAACTTAAAAAAATGATTGAATATGATGAAATTGATATTAAATGGACAAAAAAACATAAAATACGAATACCATACATAAATGAAAATAATTTAAATACGTTTTATGTTCCAGACTTTATCATTGAATTGGATGGACAATATTGTTTGGTTGAAACAAAAGGATATTTAAAAAGTAATGATATATTGAAAGCACAGGCAGGTAAAGAATATTGCCAAAAAAATAATATGAATTATTTATATTATTTAGGTTCACCAGATAATTTAAATATGGAATTATCATTTTTTAAATGATATTATATTTTTTTGATCTTAAATATATTTTAATATTTTCATCACTTAAATCTTCTTTATTTTTTGACCAATATTTAATTTCATTTCGACTAATTTGTTTGCAACTATTCATAAAAAATCCTTTAAGATGATCCGGTACATATTTATATTTTATAATATATTGATTGGTTGCACCCTTATCAAAAAAATGAAATCTACCAATATGTGTATCAGTAAAATTAATTGCTTCTAAATAATTTTTTTGATACTCATTAATATTAGGATCATCAGGATCAATATCTTCAAATATAAGTTCATTAATTCTTACATAATCATTAATTTCTAGTTTACCGATATTGATATTATCAACACTTTCAAATAAATTAAAATTGGTTATCATAAAATGTTGTATTTTTTTGATTTAAGATACATATTAATTGTTTCGTTGTTTAATTCTTTTTTTCTATTTGCCCATATTATAATTGAATTTCTACCAACTCGTCTACATTTTAATTGATTTTTGGTATTTAGTACTAAAAAATCACCATATTTTATAAAAAAATCTTTCGAATTTTCTTTATATTCAACTATATATGAAAACCGATCTATTTTTATAATGCGACCTATTTGATTTTTAATAATATTTATAAATTCTAAATAAGAATCATACCAAGTTTGATTTTTATATAAATTTGGGTCTTCTTGAACTATCACATAATCCCCAACTTTTGGTTCATTCACATTAACATGCTCAAATAATTTAAATTTAGTTATCATTACTATTATATATAAAAAAACTTGATAAAAAATATCAAGTTTTTATGTAGTATTATTTTAAATTTTATTTATTTTTCCCATCATCAAATTTTTTTAATCTTTTTATATCTTCTTTTAAAATATCACTATGATATGTTATTAAAAAATTAATATCATTCTTTTTAAGATCATAGTATTCTTTAATTAGTTTAAGATCAGATGCAACAAAATCTGATTTTTGTTTATTTTTTGTTTGTTTTGATTTCCACCACCAATCAGGAGTATCATTAGTGGTATTTCTAAATATTTTAAACCACACATCAATTGCTGAAGGTTTATCTATATTTTTATTGTTGAAAAATTCTGCTTGTTTTAAATATTTAATTGCGAATTTTCGATTCAACATAAAAAAATTAGCTTCCTTTTCTTCATCAGTAACATATTGATATTTTTCTTTTTCTTTATGTTTAAAGATGATATTTGATAGTGTAATAAAATCTATTTTTGCCATATTTTATTTAATATTTGTAACAATTTTTCTTTATTTATTGGGTTTTGTATATGAAAATCAACATCATCCAATTTATGTTCAACTACACCATATTTATCGGATTTTGTAATAATTTTACAATCTTTTATTGTTTTTATATTTTCAATTATTTCTGATGTTTTCATATCAGGTAAATTTAAATCTAAGAATATTAGTCCAATTTTTTTATTTTGTTTTTTATATATTTGAATTCCATCTTCACCTGTTGTTGCAGACAAAATATTAAAATTTAAAGAATTAATATACATACCTAATAACGAATAATTTACAGGCAATTCATCTATGATAAGTACAGTTTTTCCGACAAAATTTATTTTATTTTTATTTTCAATAATGTCGTGTTTTATTTCTTCAATTTTTAATTTAACGTAAAATGTTGTACCCATATTTAAAACAGATTCAAACCATATTTCACCATCCAACATACCAATAATACTTTTTGATATAGATAATCCTAAACCTACACCTTTATATTTTTTTGTACTTGAACTATCACATTGCCAAAATCTATCAAAAACTTTATTTTTTTTATCTAGTGGAATACCTATCCCAGTATCTTCAATTTTAAATGTTATAAAATTATCATCGGTAACATATGATATAGTAATGTGACCACTATCTGTAAATTTTATAGAATTGCTTATGATATTAAATAAAACTTGTTTTAATCTTAAATAATCTGATATAATTTTTTTATCTGTCGTTTTAACAAATTCGATTTTTACAAAATCTAAATTTTTTTTATAATTTACATCAGTAAAAATATCAGATAATTCATCAAGAAGATCATTCACATTAAATTTTTCATATAATAAATCAAATTCTTTACTTTCAATTCTAGAAAAATCTAAAATATTACTTAACAATTCATCTAAGTGTTTTGCGTTATAATTAATTGATTTTACAAATCTTTCTGTTTGATCATTAAATTTTTCATTATTTAATAATAAATCGGAAAAACCAATAATCGCATTCATCGGTGTTCTTAATTCATGTGATATATTGGATAAAAAAATTGTTTTTATTGAATTACTTTCTTCTAATTTGGTTTTTAAATTGTCTATTTCATCTTCAATTTTGCGACTTCTTGTTACATCACACAAATTCAATAATAAATATTTTACACTTGAATCAATATTAACAATTGGCGATATTATCAATTTATATATCCGATTTTTTATTTTTGTTTCGTTAATAATTTGTTTGTTTGTAAATATTGATTCTAACATAATCATTCTAATGTTATCATATTCTTCTGATGTGACCACATCCGAAATTTTTTTATTGACCATATTAAGTTTGAAATGTTTAATATTATTTTCAGAACAATATAAAATTAAACCATCCTTTTCGACAACAAAAGAATACATTTCCGAATTATAAAAATTACAATTAATCACATTAATAGTTTCATTATCATCTATAATAGTAATAATATTATTATTGTCCTTGATTATCATTATTTAACTCTTTTTTATAACATTTTCGACATAGTGGTTTATATGTTTCATTACCACCAATTTGAATTTGCGATCCTTCTGTGACTATTTTATTGTCTATTATTTTAGCATTTATTATCGCCTTTTTACATTTACAATGAACACAAATTGTTTTAATTTCTTCAATATTATCTGCTATTGCCATTAGATGTTTTGATCCTTCAAATACACCAAGTTTAAAATCCGATCTTAAACCATAACAAATTACTGGAATATTCAACACATCAACAATATTTGCCAATTGATAAATGTGTTCTTTTTTTAAAAATTGAACTTCATCGACAAATACACATGAAATATCATCCAATTTTTTAATAATTTCAAATATATCTGTCGTATTATAAATCGGAATAGCGTCAACAGATAAACCTATTCTAGATGCAATTTTCCCAATACCATATCTATCATCTTTACCCGATGTAAAGCAAACTGTTTTTTTTTCATTTTCTAAATAATTAAAGTTGGTTCGTATTAAATCAATACTTTTCCCGGCGTTCATTGTTGAATATTTAAAAAACAGTTTTGCCATAAGTTTATTTTTATATATTATAAATAATAAATAATGTTTACAATAAATATTTATCATTATTTATTCCAGGGATTTTTATCACTGCCGTAATAACATCAGATAAAGCTTTAAAGTCTGTTTCTTCACCTGGTTCTATTATTAAAATATCATTTTCTTTATATAATATTCCTAACATTTCAACTTGTCCAGTCATAATAATTGTATATTCTGTTCCAATTTTATGATAATGTTTTGGATCGTAGTCACCAGCTTTATATTTTTTTATAGCAACTTCAAAATCATTAGTTTTATATAATGATGGATCAAAATTTCCGATTACCCACCCATTTATCATATCATTTAAATTAAACTTTTTCATATTATTTAAAATTATTTTTTCATATTTATCTGTGTATTAGATATAATCTAAATTTGTAAATATATTTGATCCATATTAATTAATATATACATAGAATAAAAAGAATGATATTTTATATGTCATTTTTAAAAAAAGGTTGATCTTTTTAACCTTTTTAAAAAATAAAAAACTTTAATTTATGAAAAAAATTAAAAAAGTAAACAGTGCATTACCATGGAAATTAGTGTGGGATGAAGAAACAAAGGATGTATTAATGTTTAAGCAAGTTAATGGTAAATTTGAAACGATCAATGAATTGTTTGAAGCAGAAAATGAATATGTTGCTTATGATAAAATTAGTGAATTGGGTTTAAAATATGATCCATCTCAATTAGAAGAAGAATGGGTATAAAAAACAAAAATCCTGAGAAATCAGGATTTTTTATTTTAAAAAAATGTATTTTTTTTTTAATATATAATAAAAAAAATTATAATTATGAAACGTATAAAAACATTTGAATTTTTCACATATCAAACACCAGAAGTTGAAAATATAACAATTGATGATTTAAGTGAAATAATTGAAGAAGGAGAAAAACCATATATAGTAATGATTGGTGAATATTCTAGAAATAAGAATGTAACATATATGGAAGCAGATGAATTAACGAGTTTGATATTCAATGGTGCTAAAGGTAGCAAAAAACCAATTATAATCTTAGTTGATGATTTCGATTCTATACCAAACGAATTAAAACGTGAATGTGAACTAATTGTTACTGATGAATTAACTGATGTAGCAAAAATGAAAAGTATTGTATATTCATTGTAAATACAAAAAAAAACACATTATGAAAATAAAAAATTTTAAAGAATTTGAAAGTGTTAATATGTATGGTGAATACATACCAAAAAACCCAAACATGTCTATGAAATACAATTATAACAATGGTGTATTTGCATTTTATGATAAAAATGGTAATTATAATGAAATTAAAATTGATTCTAGACGTGGTGTTGATTATAACAGTATCAAATCAGATTTAGTACATAAAGGTTATACTATTGATGATAGTATAGGTGTTTACGGATCAAATAGGACATAAAAAAAAAACCCCCCGAAATTCGGGGGTTTTTATTTATAAATGGGGTAATTAATTTTAAAATAATTATCGAAATTCTGTTTTTCAATTGCTTGAAAAGGTTTAGATATTTTATATTTATTTAAAATATTATTAAATTGATCTATTGATATATTTAAATATTCACAAATATCGTTGGTTTTATTTTTCAAATATCTACCCTGTTTAATTAATATTGTTATTTTATTCACAATATCTTTTTCATCGAACTTTTTAATTAAAACAATATTGTTTTCAGTTAAAAAATTATTAATAAAATCAAGTGTTATTGTTGTATCATATTTTTCAAATTCACCAATAATTAAAGAATAAATACTATCTGATGATATATAATTTGGTATGTTACTATATTTCAATAAAGACTTAATTTGTTTTATTTTTTCAGAAATATTCAAAATCGAAAATTGTTTAAAATCATCTTTTGTGATCTTTTTGTTTGCTTGAAATATTTGTTTAAAGATACAAATCAATATTCTATTCTTTTTAATATTTGTTAATATTGGTGATAATACCAATTTAATATCATCTTTAATCTTATCGTTTTTTAACCACCTTTCATATTTGTGATGAATTCTATTTTTGTTTTCATTATAAAAATCAAATTGGGTTTTATTATAAAATATATTATATTCACTATCTTCAATATAATTGAATGCTGTATCAATATTAAAATATTTTATAATCTTATTATCATCAATATTATTTAAATATAATTGATCTATTATAGATGAATAATTAGAATAAAAATAACCTATCAATAATTTAATATCATTCTTATTATTCAAATTATAATTTAAAAATCTTAACGTTATTATATTGTATGTTAATACAAATGGAATTTTCTTCATTTTGAGTGATTCCAATTCAATATCATCAAATACAATATTATTTTTAAGTTCGATATAATAATTATTAAAAAACCCAATGGCATTATTTAATTCCCCATATGAATAAACTTCGGGGGATTTATTTAATTCTGTATTATTATCAAATTGTTCAAATTGATCAAATGGTTTTTTTATTGCCTTTGTAACAATATTTGGTTTTGATTTATTGTATAAGCTAACACAACCGTTTATATAATCTTTAATTTCCATATCTATTTAAAATTCAATTTATCTTTATTACTGATTGCTTTTGTTAAAAGATATTTAATAAGATCATTAAATCTTATTTTTTTATCTTTACATAATGATGATGTTCCAATTAAAGTTTCTTTATCAATTTCAAATAATATTAAATTTTCACTTTTTGTATAAGTTTTAACAAATATGCGAATTGTTTCACTCATTGTTTTTCCTTTATTTTCACAAGACTTTTGAAAATTTATATATTCTTCTTCTGATAATCGTATCTTTAAAAAAGTGTCTTTCATTGATATGTTTTCAATTTAGTTTTATAATATCCTATTAAAAATCTGTATAACCAAGTATCATTTTATTCTCTTTTTAAATTGTTTTTAATTTTATTTAATACAGCATTATTTTCAATTATCCTTTTATTAGTCTTTGATCTATTTTCACTATTTTTTCTTTTTGGTGGTTTAATTTTTATAAATTTATCCATAATTATATTTTTTATTTAATATATACTAAATCAACAAAAAAGTTTAATGATTAATTTTATAAAAAGTTTGTTGAAATTAAATCTTTCAACCTTATTTTTATCGGTACAATCACAGCACCACTTTCAGTTATCTTTTTTACAAAAGACTCACCTTTGCATTTATCAACTTTTCTTAAAATATTTATTGCACCATTTATTTATGTCATATTTTTCAATTTTCAAAAATTTAAATAAAAAAAAATAATATATACTAATATGGGAACTATTAAAAAATTTGAATCTTGGAAAAATAATATAATTGATCAAACACTATTTACTAGTGGTAAAGCAAAATATGATCCACAAGTATCAGCAGGTAAAATAAAATACGAAACTGGTAAATCAGAACCATATTATCATGCTGAAATTATTAGTAAAGGAAATAAATTTATTTGCAAAATTTATAAAAGAAGAAAAGGTGAAGATGTTAGAATTAAAAATAAAGTTAAAGATAATTTAAAGGATGCACACAATTATGTTCGAGAATTTTTAAATCAAAGATTAAAAAAAGATAAAAAACGAACAAGTAAGGATATTTCAAAAGACATTAATATTGAAGATAAAGCAATATCATCATTATTAGATAATCCAAGCCCCATTAATCCATATGATATCGCACCAATCCCAAAAAGAAAACCGATTATTAGACATTTTTAATGAAAAATAATATAATTTAATAAAAAAAGGAAGCCCTAGCTTCCTTTTTTTATTAAAACAACAAACTCGCCTTAGTATCCCAACGTGTATATAATCTACAATTTTCCCGCAAAACTAAATATTTAAATGTATTTTTATGTACTTCTTCAGCCATACAGTCATTATCAACTACCACTGACATTTCATCAATGTCGTAAATTTTTGGACCGAATGGTAAATAACCTAAAAATTTACCATTTTCTTCTACACGTCTAACTAATCTTTCATAAAAATCTACACTTGCATTTTTTTCAATCCACTGATCAATTTCACTATTCGAATCAGACTTATAAAGTTTACGAAATGTTACTTGATCAGCACCAAGGTCTTTACAACGATCAATTACCATTGAAACGGGAATAACATTATAATCATTAACAAGATTCAATGATAATCTCAAATTAAAATCATATTTTTTAACTAATTTAATAGTTTCAAAAACATTAAATTTCAATTTTTCAGCACAACCAATAAGATTTAAATTTCTATCATTATCAAAAATATGTGATATTGAAAATGATATTGTAGTAATTCCAATTCTTCTTAAATGTACAAGAACATCATCAGTCAACATAACACCAGTTGTTTGTAATTCAATACTTTTAAATGGTGTTTGTAGTGTACTATTTATTTTATGAAAAAAATCGAGAAATTCTGGATTTTGAATTGGTTCACCCGTTCCTGTTAATACTACAGTATTACATCCATTATCACGGGCATATTGTAACCGATTAAAATAATCTTTATATTCAATATCTTCATCAATAAATTTTGAAATATCAACACCCGATATTTTTGGCATATCGTTTATGGTTTTTAAATTCTTGATGACTTTGGTTATTTTATCTTCATATGGATTTGTGTGTGTACGACTAACACAAAATTCACAATTATTTACACATTTATTGTGTGTTGGCACACAAATTGATAAGCTTTGAACTTCCATCTTTTGTTGTTTTTAATGATTATTTATTTTTTGAAACCCAAGTAAACCCAAATACACCGACCATTATCAGTCTATCCATATTATCATTTTTTGAATGTGGATTATCCATTTTACGAACAACAAGTATCGGGAATTGATTTATCATCAAACTAAAATAGTCATATATTCTCCAATGACCATCATATTCATTATACCATTTTTTCATTATTGTTGTTTTAATATTTAATGGTACAAAGATACTAAAAAATTTTTAATAATACTATATTTTTAATAAATTTTCATTATAATATTCTTTCATCTTTTCACACAACCCAGTTTCAGTATTCCAAACATAATCATTTTTAAATTCGGAATTATTTTCTTTATCGAATCTGCCATCCATTTCAGATAATACATAAAATATTACATTCATTTCTATTGCAATATTCTTCAATGAATTTTGATCTTCAGTTAAATCTAAATCACCATACCAAACTTTACCAACACCATCAACAAAAATATTAGCATTAAAGACTACTAGATTTTTTGGTTTACTTCTACGATAAAGTGTTTTACTTCCACCAATCATTCTATTGATACAAAACCCATTATCTTCCAATTTACTTAAAATTTCTTCCATATTATTTTTTCTTCATTCGTTCAAAATAAGATCGGGTTGGTTTAATTTTTTGTTGTTTTTTTAATTGGGGTGGTGATAATTTTACGTGTTCACGTGTATCAAGAATATTTTTTATATCATTCCAATATTTTTCCAATTTAGAATATTCTTCTTTATCTTGTTCATGTTCAACATAAATTTCCCAAAGAAATTCACCACAACAATCACAAACAAATTTTGATGACCAATTACGACCATACTTTTTATAATATGTCAACAGTCGTTTTGTTGATAAATTATTAGCATCTTCTATTTTCAAATAATTCATTTTGTTTTTTATTTACAAATATAATAAATAATTTAAAATAAATTACACTTTCTTAAAAAATTTATCTATATTTATAAAAATAAAAACAAAATATATGAATTGGTATGTAATAAGGGTAACTTCCGGAAAAGAAAAGAAGACTAAAGAATTGATAGAAAGTGAATTGATTAAGAACAACAATCAAAGTGTGATATCTACAATATTAATACCAACTGAAAAAGTTATTCAGATGCGAAAAGGTAAAAAAATTAATGTTGAAAAGAATTTTTTTCCAGGTTATTTATTTGTAGAATGTGATTCTATATCTGATGTTGAAGCCAATGTTAAACACGTTATTGGTGTATCTTCAATATTAAAAAAAGCATTAACACAACCTGAAATAGATAGAATATTACTTAGAGAAAGTAAAAAAGATATTGAAGATAAATTAATGGTAAATCAAAAAGTTAAAATTATTGATGGACCATTCACATCATGTGTTGGAACAATTAAAAATTTAGATATTAACAAATTAAAGGTTAAAGTGAGTGTTAATATTTTTGATAGAGAAACTTTATTGGATTTAAAGATTGAACAAATTACTAAAGTTGATGATTAAATAATATTATATTTGTTGGATTTTGATAATAATGAATACATATAGTGTGCATAATCTTCATTATATCCTTTCCAAACAATATTCATTTCATATTCGAAAAGATAATCGAGAAACACATTTTTATTTACATCATATTTAAATTCTTCCCAATATGTGCTATTTTTATGATCTTTTATATGTATTTTATCTTTTGTAATATTATATACCCAAAATTTATATTGCATTTTTGAACTATGTAGACATAATTCATATGGTTCTGACATAACATTAATTAATATTAATGATTTATCTACAATATTTTTAAATATTACAAATTCACCTTTTTTTGGTAATTCATCTGTTTTAAATTCTTCAAATATAGAAAATTTTGTTATGAATTTTTCAGCTACCATATTAAATAATATTATATTTTTTGGCATTATTTAACATATTATATTTTTCTATAGCATTATCACCATCATATGTTCTAAATAAAAGGTCAAATTCAAAAGCATTATCATAATAAACATTATCTTTTGCATCATATCCCATTTTATTATCTTTTGCATCATATCCCATTTTATTATCTTTTGCATCATATTTAAATAAATTAACAGTAAATATATAAATATAATCAGTATTAATTAATTCAGCACTTTTAATAACTTTAGTAAAACATATAATATTATTATATTTGTTTTTAAAAATAATAAATTCACCATTTTTTGGTAATTCTTTTGTTGTTTTAATTTGTTCAAATATAGAAAATTTTGTTATGAATTTTTCAGATATTGGTTGTTTTATAAAAACATCAATATTATCCAAATTTGATAATATATCTAAATTTTTTTCAATTTCTTCACCAGGCATTCCAACATAATTTTTTGCAAAATTATATAATTTTCTTTTTGTATCATATTTTTCTTTTATATCATTAACTAATTCTTTAATTTTATTAAGTAATTCTGATTCATCTATTTTTATATTAAAATACCAATTGTGAATCGTGTTAATTAATAACCACGCAAATTTTTTATTTATTTGTAAATCTTCAGATATTTCTAAACCATTTTTAAATTCTAATTGTAATTCTGTTCTTGATTTTTCTTTTCTATTCCTCCAAATACCATCTTGCCATAAGTATAAATCACCATCCGATTCAATTTCTGCTGTACCAGTATTTATATGAAAGCTATTTACATCAACTTTCATAGTTAATACCATACCATTACCAGTTTCATTTTTTTGTTTTGCCCTATTTTTTGCATACCAATAGACAGTATCGCCATATTCGGATTTACCTACACTAGAAAAGAAAAAACCATCTTGAAAAAAACCACTTTTTTTTATTTCATCACCAGCTTTTTTAGATGTACCATGATACAAAGTAACATAATCTTTATTAATAGAAAAATCTAATCTTTTTCCAATAGATTTTGCATCATCCATCAATTCTCTAACAACATAATTCATATACTATATATAAAAATGTTAAATAAAAAAAAGAGGCTTTCGCCTCCTTTTTACCAATCTGTCATTTCTTGAATTAAATCATCTAATTCTTCAATGGTATATTCTTCTTGTTCATCAGTTATTATATCACGTAAACATGCAAATTGAAACCCACCATCATAACCATCATATTTTTCACAAATATACTTTAATGCTTCTAATTTTATCATACTTATTCAATTTTTTCTTTTGCATCAGCAAAGTTCAAATATATTTTTCTATCATCACGAATTAAAGAAATAACTTTCACTTTAATTTCATCACCAATATTTAATTTCTTATTATATTTGTTGATATAACTAGTTTGAATTAACCCTGTTGTTTCTTCATCAAGTGAAATTAGAGCCCCAAAATTTTTAATATCCCTAATTTTACCACTTAAAATTTTATTGACTTTTATCGTATCCCACAATGATTCTTTAAGTATTTGTGTGAGAATAATTTTAAAATTTGGGAACTTACCTATTACTTCTTTAACATAAAAATCTATTGCCATACCCGGAACAATTTGATCCCATTTGTTTTGCCACCCTTCACTAATATTAGCTTTATGAACCATACCTGTCAAACATTTTGGACCATCTTCTGTTGAACCAAATTGTACAAATACACCAAATGGTGTTTTTCCCGTAACTTCACCAGTATAAACCGTTTCATATTTTAATTTTTTGATTTCTTCTGGTATCAATGTTAATAGATATTTTCTTCTACTAACAACATAAACCCCTTTTTCTTGTTGTAATGTTTCTAACATCACTTGAAATGTTAGACCAATAATAGATTCTGAATCTGATAATTTATTTACATCCGCTAATGTATTTGGCATAAAAGCTTCAATGGTGATATTATCCATATGAATATCCATCATATAACCCGCAGGTATTAAACTTTTCACTGTTGATGTTAATGCTAAATTATTTTCAAAATAATTTTTCATTTTAGAATGAACCTTCAATTTGATCAATTCTGTAACAGAACCTCTTATAATATAAGGATTGTTTGATACACATGTAATTAATACATCAATTTCATCCCCAATTTTTAATTCAGCTTCGAAAGTACCCTTTTTTGGTTTGTCCACATAGACATAATCTTTATAACCAATATTTATAGATATTTCTTTATTATTTATTTCAGCTATAGTACCAGTCACAACGTCATTCACTTTTAACTTTTTTAACTTAGTTAAAGAACTTTCCATCTTTTGATACATGTCTAAGTACTCACTAGTGATATCTTTATCACTTTTAATCTTTAAGATTTTGTTGTTGTTTAAAAATGGAAATGGATCAGGTAAACTACCAATGTTTTTTCCTTCAACGAACTCTACCATAATAATAATTTTTAGTTTAACATTATTTATATTTACAAAGAAAATATTTTCTTATGTTGAATTATATGTTAAATAAAAATTAAAGTTTAAATTAAATTATATTTTTCTGATTTTTTTAAAAATTGATATTCTTTATAAATTTTTGGGAAATTATCAATTATGTTTTTTTGATTTTCATCATTTAAATAATCAAAAAAATAATAGTTTGAAATATCAATTTTGTTTTTATTTTTTAGTAAAAGATTAATAATTTCCAAATTATTTTGAAATGCGGCAAAAACCAATGCTGTATCACCATCATAATTTTTAATATTTAAATCTGCACCAGCATTTATTAATTCTTCAACAAATTCTAATTCACCTTCATTTGCACTATAAATTAATTTAGTATTTCCATCATCATCTTGCACATTCACATTTATTCCTCCCTTTATTAATACTTTTAATATATCTATATTATTACACCAATGTAATGCAGTATAATCATGATTATCTTGAATATTTAAATCTGCACCAGCATTTATTAATTCAATGATAGTTTTCAATTCACCGTTTAATGTTGCTAACATTAATGCAGTTTTTCCCATTTTATCTTGAATGTTTAAATCTACTCCAGCATTTATTAATTCTTTTATAATATCTAATCTACCATAATATGCTGAAATTGATAATATAGATTTTCCTTCAGAATCTTGATAATTCAAATCCGATTTTGAAGATATTTTTATTAATTTTGTGATATAATTAATATTAATATCTTTATTTTTAATTATAGCATTAAATGCTTTATTTTCAAATAATTTCAAATATTTCATAATTCATAATCGTTTTGTGGTCTTTTCATTGGTAGTATATCATTCGAATGATCCCAAGTTTGTGAATAAAAGATATTATCTTTTTTGAATGCTTCACTTTGACTTAATTCCCAAAAGATATCCATAAAATTATATTTAAATGTTACAGAAAATGTTTGTTCTGAAACATCCATAGATTGATACATCATTCTAACTTCTGATAATGATTTAAGTAATGGTGCTCTAAAATTTACAGCATATAAAAAATCACCGTCTTTATCTAACATGTATAATTGTATCCACGGTAAATAATATTTTCTAGTATTGTTCCAATATTCAGCAAAAATTTGTTGCATCATAAAATAATTTGAATGACTATCAACACTTCTTAATGTTATATCCAATGTATTTGTATATGTATCATAAATATTTGTTGCTGCTTTAAATTCAAGTTTTTTGCCAAATTTACCTATTTGTTCTGATCCTTCATAGGTAATACTTGGAAAAACAATTTCTTTAATTGTAGAATTTATATATGCCATTGGATCAGTATATGGTATCCAATTTTTATCCATATATAATTTTAATCTTTCATTAATTTCTGGTGCTACAAAATCACTTGGAAATTGAAATAAAAATTGACAACTTTGTGAACTTATTCTCATTATTAATTATTATTTTTTATTTTATAAAAATTCTTACTAATATTTAGTTCATCGGGTTCTTCAAAACCAAGAACATTTTTAATATAATTAGCAAACCTATCAGTCAATACAGATTCAATATAAATATTTTTATCTGGGTATGTTTCTTCAAACTTTTTAAGTATTTGTGAAAATAATCCAGTTCCGGTTTCAGTAGCATCAATGCTTGCAAAATCAAAAAAATCATACATTTGCCCTTTAAATGATCGTTTAGATTTTCTAATATATATTGATATTGCGTCATTACCTATCCATTTTCTATTATTATTAGATTTTAAAAATGTTGCAATTTGATATAATATATCATCAACGTCAGATTCATTAAATTTAGTTTCAAATGTTTTTAAATGTCTCACTAATTAATTTTATTTTTAATATGACCAAAGATTTTCATTAATCATATTTCTATATGTTGTACTATCATAACCATATCTTTTTAATGGTAATACATCCAATTTATCAATATTTGGATTATTTAACAATTCTCTATATTCAGCTTCAGATATTTCTGACGCTACTATAATATTATCTTTTATGAAAATAATTGTACCCCCACTCAAAATTATTTCTTCTTTTATTTCGTTGGTATATGTTGTATTTGTAAAAATTGAACTTTGTGTTGATGTTGCCATTTTTTATTATTTATTTTATATTTGATAAATTGTTATTTTTAAATCTTTTAACGATACACCAAATGGATTTGTTGCCTTTATTTTCAGATTAGTTACACCAGCATAAATTGGAATACCCGATATCGTATCAATATTAAATATCAAACCTTCGGGTAATATACCTAATATATTATAAGTTGTGCCACTAGGGGTAACAATATAAGTAAACCCTGAATATTGTTCACAATAAACTTCACCCAAACTAGTAATTATTGGTGGGACACCAACATTAACTGTTAATTGTTTTGAATCAGATGTTGTTATACCCGAAACAATCAATGTCATATTATATGTGCCACTCGATGTAAACACACCAGTTATAATATTATCTGTTAAAATTAATTCGCTAGGTAAATTTAATACTGAATATGTTTTTGGTGAATCACCCGTCGAATCAATTTGATATGTAAATGGTGTTCCTATTTTATTATAAACATTAAATTCATTATTTATAATTTCAACTTTTTCATAAACATTCAACACCAATTTCTTCTGATCATATCCATAATTATTTGTAACTTTAATTATAATATCATATACACCCGATTTATTAGTATTCCCACTTAATATATTGTTATATAATAAAATATCGTTATTATTAGTATTAAATTCATATTTAAATGGTAATGTTCCATTTGCTAATATTGGATAAGTAAACCATTCATTTATTAACACATTCATTGTTAATCCAGTGTTTGTAATTATTGGTGATATTCCTGATGCACTAGAACTAATTGTATTATTTGCAACATTTTGTAAAATATCCTTTTTTGATTTTCCTGATACACCATCTGTTTTTTTATTATCATCAGTGTTTGTTGATATTGTAGAATTTATTATTTCGGTATTAGATGTCATTTTAGATACATCAGATTGATCAATAAGTGCATAATTAATTTCACCATATTTTTTTAATGGCAAATCTTCAATATATTCAATATATGAATTTTTTTGTAATTCTATAAAATATGATTCACTTATTTCTGATGCTATAATGATATTATTATATGAATATAAAACTGTACCACCATTTTGTAAAATATTATTCTCTATTTGTGAATTATATCTTAAAACGGATTCGGTTGTGTTTAATATTGTAAGTAGTTCATCTACATTCGTTATTCCTGTCATATCAATTTGCTGTGTTTTTATATTTAGTATAAATTATCACCGTTCTACCAGCTTTAGGCCATTCTGATTCGGTCGATTGTGTTACAGTAGTCGATTGTGATGTTGGTGATTCAACTGTTGCAGTTTCAGTAACGGATGTTGTTGAATTGTTCACAAAAGTAATATCTTCATAAAATGAAAATGTACCAGAATATAATAATGTTTTTACTTTATTTGACACAATAGTTAAATAAAAATTAGTGTATCCTTTTGAATATATTTTTTTTAACGTGGCTAAATCATTTTCTACAATTTTAAAATTTATAATACCATTTTTATAATCATTATCAGTTTCTTTGTATATTGATTTATCTATTGATTCTGTATCAGATTTAAATGTTAAAATTATTTCAGCATTATTTAATATTGTTGATAAATCGTATTTTTCAAATGCATTTGCTGAACCCGAACTAGTTGATGGTATTTGTGCTAACCTAAATTGTATAATATTATCAAATGGTGTAATTATGATATTCAATAATCCCATACCTTTATAATCAGTTGTAGATGTTGGACTATTGACAATTATTTTACCAACTTCGATTAATTGTGGTGAATTAACTTTAATTATTTCAGATGTCAAATTACCTGAAAAATAATCTTTACCTAGAACAATTTCATCAGGTTTAGCATTATAAATTTTAAGTTTATTCAAATTTTGAACATTTAAACTTATTAATTTTTTCCCATATTTTTGAACATTACCATCCAATCCAATTGTTGAAAATCTTGATATTGTACTCATATCAACTAAATCAATAACACGCATTTCAACTTTAATTGCTGCTGTTGTATTTGTAAATGTTAAAATTGGTCGATATAATATTTTTTTTGTAAAATCATCTGTGACAGTAACAGTTTGCATGTTTGTTTGAATATTTTCTTCATATAAATAAATATCATATTCTATTCTTATACTACGACCTTTATTTTCCATTTCCCTAATAAAATTGTCTAAATTTTCATTATAACCACCATATGTACCAACAATTTCAAAAAAATCACCTTCTGTTGATTCTTGAATATTGACCGCTAATGTATTAAATTCTGGTGCTTTTGGGAAGGATGTCCTATATGATTCAGATGCATAATAATAAGTCGTACCCAATGTTGTTTCTTTGGAATTTAAATATTGAAAATCAATAAATATCGGTGCGGTTTGACTCAACCCTTCACCTAAAGTCAAATTATCATTTATACTATTATCAATTACCGTATTTCCAGTATAAGAAATTATCCTTTGATTGGATAAATAATCCACAGATGGAATTTGAAATTCATAATATTTACCCCAATTTTGTTCATCATATATAAAAGGTATTGCTAAATTTGTTAATCCCGAATTTGATGATGATGTTGCATCAAAGAAAATGTTTGATAATTCATAAATAACTTTATTATAATAACCATATGCAAATATTTTTAAATATATTCCAATATATCCATCATAAACAAAATTATAAGATGTAGGTAAATATAATCTTACTGTATCATATTGTACTGGTGCTGAACTATAATCTTGTTCTTGTAAAAAATTATATTGTGCAGGATTTATTACTGTATATTTTTTTAATACAGAATCTAATTGAAATAAATTATTATTTTTACTATTTAAATTTGTTGTTGATAAGAAATTTCGTTTTTTATTCTCATTTAAATTTGTTATAACTTTATAATTTTCAGTTACATATTCTTCGTTATCAAATATCCATTCCATTAGGACATTTGGATTCAATTTAATAAACTTTGATTGTTTTGCCATGAAAAATATTTGTTTTTTCGTATATATAAAAATAAACTTTATCTATTTACTTTTATAAATATTAAAAATAAAAGTAAATCCCTATGAATAATGAAAACACGACTTATTCTGGTAATATTCCTGAATTTAATTCAATTGATACTACTGCTGTAAATAAAAAAATAATAATATGTTATGAAATTAATTAAACCAAATGATGATGTTATTGAAAACAAAACATCATATCAATATGATAGCGTAATTAAAATTTGTCAAGAAATTTTTGAAAAGAAAATGAAAGATTATGGTATCGCCTGGAGAATACTTAGACCAACTTCGATGACAGATCAAATATACATTAAAGCTAGACGAATTAGAAGCATTGAAGAGGTGGGGGTTCAACTAGTAAACGATGTAAATGATGATATCAAATCAGAATTCGTTGGCATTATAAACTATTGTGTAATGGCGTTAATTAATCTTGAATTGGGTACTTCTGAAAAAGAAGATTTGACATATGAAGAAACATTATCAAATTATTTAGATAAATTAAAAATTTCTAAAGATTTAATGATCAAAAAAAATCATGATTATGGTGAAGCTTGGCGAAATATGCGAATTAGTTCATATACAGATTTAATTTTAATGAAAATAAATAGAACAAAACAAATTGAAGATAACTCCGGAAAAACTTTAATATCAGAAGGTGTCGATGCGAATTATTTAGATATGATTAATTATTCAATATTTGCACTAATCAAATTTAATTTTGAATAATAAAAAAAGTCCAGAAATCTGGACTTTTTTTATTTGCTTTTTTGGCTTTGCAGCAATATATTCTGAATAATTTAATTCAATTCTAAAGCTTCTTTTTTATCTTTCTTAACGATTTTAATTTCTGATTTTTTATCATCATATTTTAAAGTTATTTTATCACCAACTTTAATTTCATCATTAATAATAGCATCAGTTATACGATTTTCAATATGTTTTTGAATTGCCCGTTTAAGTGGTCTTGCGCCATATACTTCATCATAACTTGTTTCAAAAATATAATCTTTAAGTGTTTTATCAATTTTAACAAAATATCCAACATTCTGCAATCTTTCTATTGTTGTTTTTAATTCAACATCAACAATTGTTCCGATATTTTCTTTAGTTAAAGAATTAAACATTATTATATCATCAATACGATTTAAAAATTCTGGTGAAAATATTTTCTTCAATTCTTTATTTATAATACTATTTTTGTCATTTTGGGCATTTTCGAGCTGTTGTTTAGTGTTGAATCCTATACCAACACCAAACTCACTTACCTTCTTTGATCCTGCGTTAGATGTCATAATAATAATGGTATTTTTAAAATCAACTCTACGTCCATAACTATCGGTTAATACACCATCATCTAATAACTGTAATAAAATATTTTGAACATCTTTGTGGGCTTTTTCAATTTCATCAAGAAGAATAATTGAATATGGTTTACGTCTTATGGCTTCAGTTAATTCACCACCATCTTCATAACCAACATATCCCGGAGGCGCACCAACCAAACGTGAAATAGTATGTTTTTCCATATATTCACTCATATCAATTCTAATCATTGCTGATTCCGAACCAAATAATTCTTTTGCCATCATTTTAGCAAGATACGTTTTGCCAACACCTGTTGGACCAAGAAAAATATATGAACCAATAGGTTTAGATGGATCCTTAATTCCTATTCTAGCACGTTTGATTGCTGTAACCAAATTATCCACTGCATCATCTTGACCAATAACAATATTTTTGATTTTATTTGACATTGATTTAAGTTTATCATTTTCATCAACAGATATATTATCAATTGGAATTCCTGTCATCAATGCCACAACTTTAGCAATATCATTTTTAGTTACACTATCACGATTTGTATTTTCTTTTTTAGAAGTTTCCCATGTTTGATTTTCTTTTTTCAATTCGAGTTCTAATGCTTTTTCAACGTCTCGTTTTTCTGCTGCTAATTCAAAATTTTGTTTAGCAACATGTTGTAACTTTTCTAATGTAATTTTCCTAATTTTATCTTCTAATTCTAAGATAATTTTCGGTGTTTCAATTGAACTATTATTATGTACTGTTGCTCCAGCTTCATCTAATGCATCAATAGCTTTATCTGGAAGACATTTTTCAGATATATATTTATCGGTTAAATTAACACATGCTTCAATGGCATCTTGGGTATATCTAACATTAAAAAAATCTTCATATCGCTCTTTTAGATTATTCAAAATTTCTAATGTTTCAATTTTATTTGTTGGTTCAATTACAACCTTTTGAAACCGTCTTTCTAGTGCAGCATCCTTTTCAATATATTTACGATATTCTTCTAATGTTGTAGCACCAATACAACGGAAAGCACCACGTGCTAATGCGGGTTTTAACATATTTGCAGCATCAAGTGACCCTGATGCCGAACCAGCACCAATAATAGTATGCATCTCATCTATAAATAAAATGATACTTCTATCTTCTTCCATTTCTTTTATGATGCCCTTTAATCGTTGTTCAAATTCACCCCGGTATTTAGTTCCAGCAACTAATGAACCCACATCAAGAGTAATAACTTTTTTGTGTTTCAAATTTTCGGGAACTTTTCCTTCAACAATAAGTTGAGCAATTCCTTCAACAATGGCAGATTTACCAACACCAGGTTCACCAATTAGAACAGGATTATTTTTCTTTCTTCGAGATAAAATCGTACATATTCGTTTTATTTCGTTTTTTCTACCAACAACTGGGTCTAATTCACCCTTTTTTGCAGCTTGTGTTAAATCTACTCCAAATTGAGCTATTAAACTTCTACTTTGATTTTTGTTTCCACTTTTTGGTTCTTGATTTTCCATATAAATATCTTCATTTTCATCATCTGCATCTATATCATCTTCTTTATCTCTTAACCTTGATTTTAAATTTACCAAAATATTTGGTGTTTTTGCAAACAATTTTGTCACTTGATTATTTGTATTTTCTAGTATGCAAAGAAAAACGTGTTCTTCCAACACTTCATCCAACCCATCCTTTTTTGCGAGAACTTCAGCATTTTTTAGTATTTTTTCAGTTTCAATATCAAGTGGTATAACAGTCTTTTCATCATTTTCGTGAAATCCTAAACTACGTTGTAAATCTACTGAAAAATCACGAAGTGTTTGTTTTACTGCTTTGATATGTAATTTTTCTTCATATAAAATTTTATATGATTCTGAATTTTTATCATCAATCATAGCCAAAAATAAATGTTCTGGTCTAATTGTATTAGAAAAAACTTCTAATGCGAAAATCCTACTGTTTTTTATTGCAATTTCTACTTCTTTAGAATAATTCATTTGATTTTATTTAAATTTATTGAATATATATTTATTAATCTTAATAAGTTTTTCCCATTTTCATCAATGATCATACCAATTATTAAAAATGGTAAAAAAATTATAGCATAAGTCCACATACATAAATTTAAATAAATAATTAATACTTTCATTATTGGAATGTATCGTTCTTTACATATGTTAATATTGCTATTATTGTCGATTATATATTTAGTGTAAATATATAATAAATACTTTGCTATAAATCTTTTCATACTATTCAATTGTCACCGACAACCCCCTCTTTTCTAATATTTTTTTGTATGGATTTAGTTCTTCAATTGATCCTGTTTTTATTATTTCTTTTCCTTTAATATGTACAGTATATGCTGTACTTTCAGCTTTTTCAGGTGTAAATCCCAAATAAACAATTAAACAATAAATAACTAATTGAAATGAATTAATATCATCATTCCATAAAATCAATTTTGAACTTTCCATATTGAAAGAAATATTAGATTCATCTAATATTTCTTTCAATGTCTTTCCTTCTTTTATATCCATAAATGACTATCAAGTTTTAAAAAATTTAAACCATTTTTAATTTATTACAAATGATAAATTTCCATTTAATGGTGCATATATTAATACTGTCATTTTTGTATAAGTCATATTAATATATCGTAATTCCCAATAATATCCTAATGATGAATGTGTATTATATTTATCTATTATCAATTCAGTTGATTTTCCCGAATTATTTAAAAAAATATCTAACCAAGATTGATTGGATATATTTCCAATATATCCAGAATCATATATAATACTATCATCAATACACAATTGAAATTTAACTGGGTAACCAACATCTGATATATGAAATCCAACCGTGAAATCAGAAGTTGTTATTGGAATATTTACTATTTCAGGATAATTTAAAATTGATTTATTATCAAATTCAAATTCAAATTTATTTAAATTAAATTCATTTTTTTCACATCCAAAAAAAAATATTGAACATAATATAAATATGCCTATTTTCATTTTCATTTTCACTAAGATTTTTATAACTTATTACTTTGCCACATAAATGACCACTTACCACCCAATGGTGCATAAATGTATATTTTTACAGAAGAATATTTACCACCAATATTAAAAATTTGTTCGAAATTAAATGGTGCATAATTTTTTATTTTTTCAGTTGGTAAATTATGTTCAATTAATATTGAATCTAATTCTAATTGATATGTTTTATACCCATTATAACCAGTATTAAATATTAGAGTATTACTTGAATAAACTTCAAATTTAATTGGTTCATTTTCAACATTAAAAAAACATTTAAAATCATATTGTCGTAAATCAAAAATATTCAATTGTATTACAGTAGTATCACTATTGTTATTGAAATATATTTCATTTTCATCAACAATTGGACATTGTTCATTTACGATATCATTTTTTTCATTAGTACACGATAATGATATTAATAACACCAATAAAATAATTGTAATTTTTTTCATATTTATTTATATTTAAATTATTCAACAAATATAGTAATTTTTTTTTAAATATACAAGTTTTATTTTTAAAATAAACAATCCCACTTAAATGACCATTCACCACCTAATGGATCATAAACATATACACTAATAGAAGAATATGTTCCACCAATATTAAATATTGTTTCCCAATAATAAGAATCCATAGGTGATGGTTGATATGTATCATCATTTATATTTTCTGTAGGATAACCATGATCACTTAAAAATGAATCCAATTGTGTTTGATATGTTTTTGAACCATTATAACCCGAATCAAATTGTAATGTACTACTAGAATAAACTTTAAATTTAACAGGTTTGTTTTTTATATTAAAAAAACATTTAAAATCAAAATATCGTAAATCAAAAATATTCAATTGTATTATCGTCGGAAATGTAATATTATTATCACTATATGTTATACCACTATTAACATTCACAGTAGGTGTATTTAATGTTGTAGTTGTAGTTGTAGTTGGTGCTATTGTGGTCGTAGTTGTAGCTGCAAGTGTATTGAATGTTTCTTGATCACCATATGTTGTACCAATACTATTTGTTGCATAAGCTCTAACGTAATATAATGTATTATTGGTTAATCCTGTCATGGAACTAGTAAATGTACCTGTACCCGAACCATCAATAGTGTGTGAATCAGCCAATGTTGGATTTGATGATGTACTCCAACATATACCCCTAACTGTGACGGTTGTACTACCTTGTGATGTTACATTACCACCACCACTAGCAGTAGTATATGAAATATTTCCAACTGTATTTGTTGTTACTGTTGGTGCTAATGATTGACCAATTCCTTGAATATTTATATATGTTGATACTAATTGATTATTTATATAATGGGTTGATGATGTGTCTACACCATTAATCCAAATTGTAGAATCATAACATGTTCCACCGGAAAGATATGCTTCAACTTTATCACCAGAGTTTGCCCAATATGTTCCACCATATGAACCAGAAAATTGTGCAATAAATATATTATTGACATATAGACCAATAGCACTAATACAATTTGTGTCTATTGATTCCAAATCAATCTGAAGTGGATCACTACCCCTACCTTGAATTGTGATATTTTGTGTTGCTGATGCATTAACATAATCAGATAGTCCAGTATCGACACCATCTATCCAAATAGAAAAATTATCACAAGTACCACCAGATAAATGTGCTTCTATTCTATCACCCGTGTGTGCAGTATAACTACCACCATAGTTTGTGTAACGGTATGGTGTTCCACCGTTTATAACCAAATCAATAGTAGCAACACAACTATAACTTGTAGCACCAATATTTACAGTAATCAATTCATAAGATGTTCCATTGATTACCATTGGTGTAATTGGATATTCATCACGAGTTACTGTATTTCCAATACCAATTGCAGAATAATAATTTGCACCATTAATTGTAATCATTGCTTGATCACAATTACCACAATTCATCGTTGTTGTAACTTTATCACCATAAGTGACATTAAAACTACCACTATCAGAAACGTCAGTATTTATAATTGTTATATCATTAACTAATATCGTAAAACTACCCATCGAACAATTAAATTCGTCACAAGACCAATTTATTGGTATTGTAGTATTATATAAAAATACATAATGTGGAGATAAATCTAATTCTAATTCACCAGCATTTGATAAAACAACATTAAGAATACTCATGTTGTTATATATAATTTTTTCGAATTACAAATGAATGTATTTCATAATTTCCACCATTTTAGGATCACCTATTGCTTTCCCTGGACTATCTGATAGTTTAACAACAGCAATACCGTTAATCATAGTAAGTTTAATTACCATATTCATTGGTTTATTTTTTCCACCATCACTGAGATTTTTAAAATCTGATGAAAAAAATGTACCAATACCAAAAGAACACCGAATTTTACCTTTACAATATTCAGCGATTTTTAATGCAGTTTCGACATTTAATCCATCACTAAAAATAATTGTTTTTGTTGTTGGATCAATACCTAATTTTTTATAATGTGCAATAATTTTATCAGTAAACAAATAAGGATCACCAGAATCATGCCGAACACCATCCCAAAGTTTGGCTTTTTCTAATGAAAAATCCTTTAAAAATGAATCTAAACCATATGTGTCAGGTAACATTGTGCCTAATGCACCACGATATGTTTCTGCCCACCGTTCCATAAATATTTTGTTTGGATGATTAAGACTTTCTAAGGCTGCAACAGCACCAATAGCTTCGTGTGCGCAAGTACCTAAAACTTTAACATCATATTTCATCCCAAGATATGGATTACTTGTTCCAACAAAACCTTTAAAATTCTTCATTTCACGAACAACAATATCTTGTGTTTCAAAGTTGCGTCTACGTCTAGTTGAAAAATCAGCAAATAAACACCCAGCATCACTTAATGTCTTTGCTTTACTTATTGCTAATTCGGCTTGACCATCCATTGACCAATCCTTATTCATAAATTTAAAATATACTTCAGAAATAATTGCCATTAATGGTACTTCCCAAAGTATAGTGTCACGATATTTTCCTTTAATTTTAACACACAATTCACCATTATCAAGTAATGTTATATTAACTTGATTAGGATTAAAACGATATGACGCTAGATATTGTAAATATGATATCGGTAGAAATGTCAAATTAGTTTTCATCCAATCATATTCTTTGTCAGTTAATCTTAATTTTGACATTAATTTTATTTGATGTAAAATTTCATCAACTGCATCTTGATTAAACACCATTGATTTATCCCGATTTGAAAATGTATATTCGGCATCAGCATCAGGATAATGTTGAATTGCCCAGTTTTGCATTGTATACTTATAAAGATCAGAATCTAAAACACTTCTAATAATACAATCAGTGTGTCCTAAAATTTGATTAACGGATTCTCTTGAATAATTCATAGATATATTTTATTTATTATGATACAAAGATAGTTATAATTAATGATATTACAAAAAAAAAGATGCAAAAAATGCATCTTTTTCAATGAATAAATTATTTATTTATGATTGAACTTCTACCTTTGGCACACTTATAACCAACTTGGTTGTTGCCACGGCATAACGAATGTCTTCATCTTCAACCCGGTTTGCACAAGCTTCAATTTGTTTTAATAATAGTTTTTTAACTTCGGTTAAAGTGTATGTTTTTTCAGTGGATTCGACTGGTGTTTCAATATTTTTTTCGATATCAAAATTTAATTCTTCAATATCCTTTTTTGTAACTTTCTTTTTTCCACTAATTTCATTCTTTTCAGAAGCTCTTTTGATGATTGTTGTGACTTTATCAACATCCTTAACCTTTGAAATAACATCGGCTACCAAAGTTGCTGAAACTTCACCATCTTGAATCATCGTTTTTACATCTTTGCTACTTTCAGCTACGTTAACCATATCAGCAACATGCTTGTAAGTCTTACCAATTTTTTTGGCGATTTCGGCAATAGTGTAGTTGAAATTTAACAATTTTTTGTAAGTTTCACCTAATTCCAATGCGGTAAGTAATTTACCGTCATTCGAAAGAACAATATCGAATATTCTTTCTTCAAGGGTTTTTTTACGACCTGAAATAAAAGGAACACGTGCGATTTCATAACCCAAACTAATTGCCAATTGAATTGCTTTTAAACGCCTATGACCGTTGGTGATGTAATAAAAATCACCTTCCTTATAACCGAGCAATGGGATCATTACACCGTTTTCGATGATACTATTCATAAGTTCATCAATATCACCATAATCTACACGGGTATTGAATCCTTCTTCAACTTTTAAAAGTCTTGGGTCTACTAAAAAAAGGTCTTTTTTCTTAGTTTCATTAATTGTTGTTGTGTTTGTTTCAGTTGTCATTTTGTTGTTGTGTTTAATGATTAATTAATTTAACGATACAAAGGTAACAATATTTTTTTAATTTCAAAAATGTTTTTCAACATATTATTCAACTTCAATTTCAGTGTAAGAATTAACAACAATAATATTGTATTCATCAATAAGCATGTTTACGTATGTTGTAAGTTCTTCTGCTGTTCCAATACCTTTACAACCACCTAGATTTAGAATCACTTGAAATCCAGCATTTGATAAATCAATAGCAGTTTCTCCCACACAATAGTTCGTAGCTAAACCTGCAACAATCACAGTTGAAATTCCTTTGGCTTGATACCATTCAATAAGACCTGTTGATATTTTCTTTTTTAAATCGTGATAACATGATGAATATGGATGTAAATCAGGTTCAAATCCTTTTGCAACAAAGAAATCATATTCAATCATTTTTGGTAACCCTTCAATAAGTTCCATTCCGAAAGTACCTGACATACAATGTGCATTCCATGCAATATCTGCATTTTCACCATTCACCGGTGTGAATTGTGGAACTTTTTTAGATGACAACCAAATTGCATTTCCGGGGTGTACATCTTTTGAAACTGTCTTATATTTAGCTAATAAATTTTGACCATTTAATTCGTCAACAATTGTATCACCACCAATAACAGGAAGTTCTTTTGGACATTTGGGTGTAAATCCATTCTGTGGGTCAACATTATGACTAGCAGTACTTGATTTAACTACTACGATTTTTCCAGGATTTTCAATTAATTCTAAATTCATATTTTATGTTTTTTTTTGTTGCAAATATAATACTTTTTTTCGAATAAAATACTATTTTTCGAAAATTTCACCATCATCATCGTTTCGGCATAAAAATTTTTCATAATATTGATTTTCCATATCTATTAGTGTTTTTAATATGGTATCAATAAATCCGTTATCTAAAATACTATTATTAATTTTTTTTAAACTATTTAATTCCCCGATCATATCTTCTATTGATATATAAGGTTTACCATCTTCACCCCTTAAAGTTCTCACCACACCCATAATTATTAATTTTATTTATTATCCACTATATGCTGTAAATTCATAACCACAATTATTACATTTCAGAACTAATTCATATCCAGGAACGTATGCTGAAAATTGATTTGATGCACCACATCTACATATGATATCACAATCATCATTAGCAAACGTTAAATTGAATTTTTGTTCTATTTTATTAAGTAATTCTAGTTTATTATTAAGAAAAAGATCATAATATGATCCATAAGATTTAATTTTATTTTTATTTTCTTGATCATATTCAGCCCTATAAAGTAAACCATCTTGTTCAAAAAATTTATAATCTTTTTTGTAATAATATTTATCATTATCTTGTAATGATATTAGATAATCGTGAATGTCTTTTCTATATTTCATCATTTTAAGCTTTATGTATTTTTATATCTAAGTTTATTAAAATAGTTTAAAATAAAAAAAGCCTAAGATATAATCCTAGACTTTTTTCAAAAATAAATACTTAAAAAATTATTCACCTAAAAATTTTAATCCCCCAGTTGAAATAAGCATATCCATTTTATTATCATCAATATTCTTTAAAAAATTATCAAGTTCATTATTCACAGCGATAAAAGTATTTTGAATTTTTTCACAAAATTTTTCTCGTTCTTCTGTCCAATCAATAATGGAATATTCACTTTCAAATGAATCATTAGATTGATTTAAATTTGGTAATTTCAAAAACAATTCACGATCTTCTGTAAATCCAGTATCACGTTTTCTTATTGAAGAATTTGGACTTGCATATAAAATCTTGGTAATATATTGTTTTTGAATTTTTTCTCGTGACATTAGATTAGAAAATTTAGATGTCATCACTTCATACCCTGTAAAATATCTGAATTCTTGCCTGATAAGTTTACCTGTATAACCGCCATTCAAATTATTGGTTGTGTGACTTTCACTATGTTTAAAAGAAATAAATAACTTCTTTTTCATTGTTTCGGTTTCAATACTATATCTATCATTTAAAATTTGAGTAAGTGATAAAATATATTCTTGTAAAGAACTAATTAATATTGATGTTTGTGTTTTTTTGAATTTTCTAGTAAGTGATCTATCCGAAAATAAACCACTCACCTTAATATTATTTACATCATATTCTGTTTTAAATTGTGGTTCACTATTAGCCAATTCATTGAACATATAATCAGGAATAATAACGCTATATTCAATATTACCATTAACTGCCATAGATTCTGGAATATTCATTTCAACTGGTAATTCTTTCAATTCTGATCCTTTAAAATCGGATGTTGGTAAGGTAAATGAAACTTTTATTTTCATAATATCTTTAAATTTTCGACAAAGATACAAAATATTTTTTAATTTTTAATAAATTTATTTATTGATATTTCATTATTTTTCCCTATAATTTTTGTAATATATGTTCCGTATACTAAACCCGAAACATCTACTTGATTGGTATTCGAAATTAAAACTTTAAGACCTGAAATATTAAATATTTCTATTTGGTTAACGTCAATACCGATAATATTGATAATATTTGATGTTGGATTAGGATAAATTTTAATTTTAGTTTGTGTTATATTTGTTATAGATTTAATGGGTGACAAAATAATAACTTTCGCAGTCGATTTCCCACACTGATCTTTAATTTCGTAGGTAAACCACGCATTACACCATTCAATAGAATCAGATGTGATGGTAATTGTGCTGTCTGTGGTATTGAACTCAACATGCAATTCGTTGTAACCTACATCCATTATAAACTGTGTAAGTAGCAAGTTATCACCGTCCACATCGTAGTCATTACACAAGATATCGTTGAACGGAATAACCAATGTATCGGGTGCATTGAACCAGTGTAGGGTATCAGCAATTGCAACTGGAAAATCATTTACTGGAGTGATTGTAATGAAGATTTTCAGGTAAGCTGTCCCTTCCGCATGATTGGCTGACCAAACTTGCATGAAGATGGTGTCCTTACCAATCAAATCATGTGATGAATATATTATTTGATTATGTTTTGTTGAAGTATATTGACCTAGTTTAGGTTTTTTCTGATCCAATATATCAGTAATGGTAAAATTCAAATTGTATTCAGACATCTTCCTGGCAATGTCGATGGTAACCGGTGTATCCTCAGGGGTAGTTGTATAAATATAGAGTGTGGTTTCCAGTTCAATGGTGATATATACCGTGGCTTGAGTAGGAGCACCGTCATTATCGCTAATCTCGTAGGTAAACGAATCAAATCCCATATTGATAGATGGTTTATATAATATTGATCCTGTTAATTTATCAATCTGAACCATCCCATGTGTTGGATTACCAATAATTTTAAGCGTTGACCATTTGAGTGTACCATCGGTATCATAGTCGTTTTCAAGAATGAAAATCCGATGATATGAATTTTTCGTGACGATAGCGGTGTCGTTTAAGGCAATAGGCGGGTCATTCACCTCGTTTACCCAGATGTTGATTTCAGCCATGTCCCAGTTTCCTTCCTGATCGGAAACAATATATTGCATCCAGTCGGGACCAAAATAATCGGGTTCAGGGGTATAGATCACTGTATTTTCAAAACTGCTTTGACTACCATGATTGGGTCCACTTATGATGTTGAAGCTTTCAGGATCGACAGGAATACCATTTATATTCTCATCGTTTATCAGTGGTGAAGGAATCAACTCGATCGGGATATTTTCATGGGTTGAAAAAATATCGGTTTGGGTAAAAAACATCTTTTCTTCAGGGGTAACAACTATAATTACCTTAGCACTATCACATGAAAACGTTTCAGAATGGGTATCACAAACACCATAAACTAACGTATCAACACCAGTGAACCCAACTATAGGAATATACATCAACCCATTTGGTTCAACATATACTGAACCATGTCTCGGTTGTGCAATAACCGTTATTTTATCAATCCGATTATCAGGATCATTGGTCGAAATATCAATCGAAACTGGCACATCGACCTTTGTTTCAGCATAGTCGTCGTTAGCGGCAAACGGATCGCTCACTGGGGTAACTGTGATAAGTACGCTGGCAAAACTCCAGTTTCCGGGACCTGTTGATACAATATAGGTAAGGCTGTCGGTTCCATTGAAATCCTGATCAGGCGTGTAAACGATCATCTCCTTCTCAGGATCGAAAATGGTCACCCCGTTTTCAGGGAAGACTTTCAACTGAACAGTTCTCGGATCAGGAGATTCACTGCCAAGGGTATCGTTGGCAAGCACATCAATGTAAACCGGCGTATCTTCGGGTGTGACTATACTATCATTTTGTGCCTGAAAATCGGATAACGTGTCGCCAACAATAACCGTTACGATCACATAAGCCCTTGCTTCAAGCGAATCTTTCATCGCATACTTGAATTCGTCGATCCCGGAATAATCCCTTTCAGGAGTATATATAATTTGATTTCCAGTTTTTGAAACCTTACCGTTTCCTGAAGGTAGTTCAACCCAAACAGGATTTAGATTATTGTCGACATCGGCAACCTGAGCCAAATAGTCAAAACCAACGGGGTTCATCGGTGTCTTCAATACCAGATGGGTGGCCACCGGAGGATCGTTCACCGGGGTTACGGTAATGTAGAGCCATGCTTCATCACACGAGACTTCCATGCCGGTATCACAAATCCTGTATTTAAGACTGTCTTTCCCATAAAAATCCTTATCGGGGAAGTAATAGACTTCTCCGTTCGCACTATTACGATAGGCTTTACCATGCTTTGGAAATTCAGTAATAGCCAGCGATGAATAGTCGAAATTACCTTTCCCGTCATTATCTATATCAGAATCATTGGCAACGACATTGTACCGTAAATAGGTGTCTTCATCAATGATAATGAAATCGTTGTTTGCAAAAACTGTATTATTATCAAATAACAATGAATTATTTGCTGAAATTACTATAATATCTACACAAATCAGTAAAACTAAGAATAATATTAATTTTTTCATCATTTAATTTTTTGATTTATATCTTTTTTGATTAAAAATTCAATATATTGTGATTTGTTAATGTTTTTTTCTTCACACAACTTATCTAATTCTTTATCTAAATCAATATTAATTGATACCGATAAATTCTTTCGCTGATCATCTTTTTTTATTTTAGGTCTTCCCATAATTATTTTTCTACAAAGATATAAAAAAATTTTTATAAAATAACAAAATGACTTTATTTTATTTATATATACTGTAAAAATACTGTAATTATGAAAAAACCAATCACTAAAAAGAAAGTATCACTAACATTAGATAAAACGACATATGATTATTTATATGAAAAATATTCAAATAAATCCAAATATTTGGAATGTTTAATTTATAACGATTTGAAAAATCGTTTAAAAAAAGAAATTATAATATGAAAAGAAAAACCACAGAACAATTTATAGAAGATGCTAAAAAAGTTCACGGTGATAAATATGATTATTCATTAGTTGATTATATAAATGATAGAACAAAAATTAAAATTATATGTCCAGAACATGGTATTTTTGAACAATTGCCTAATAGTCATTTACAAGGAATAAATTGTTATTTTTGTGGTCGAAGAAATAGTATTAAAAAAAGATCGAAAACAACAGAACAATTTATAGAAGATGCTAAAAAAGTTCACGGTGATAAATATGATTATTCATCAACAATCTATATAAATAAAAGATCAAAATTAAATATTATATGTAAAAAACATGGAATTTTTGAACAAACTCCACCTACACATTTATCTGGTAATGGTTGTTCAAAATGTTCCCAATGTAAAAAATTAACAACATCTGATTTTATTGAAAAAGCTAAACAAATTCACGATAAATATGATTATTCATCAACAACATATATAAATAAAAGAACAAAATTAAAAGTTATTTGTCCTATTCATGGTATATTTGAAATATTACCCAATAATTTTTTATACGGTAAGCAAACAGGATGTCCAAAATGTACAGAAAGTAAAGGAGAAAAACAAGTTAGAGAATTATTAGAAAAAAATAATATATTATACGTTAAACAAAAATCATTTAAAGATTGTAAAAATAAAAATCCGTTACATTTTGATTTTTATCTACCCAAATATAATTGTTGTATAGAATATGATGGTATACAGCATTTTAAACCTGTAAAATATTGGAACGGAATAACATATTTTGATATTCTTAAAAAACGGGATAACATAAAAAATGAATATTGTAAAATCAACAATATTCATTTAATTCGAATTAAATATGATGAAAATATCAATGATATTCTCAATCAATTTTTAAATGTGATATCAAATTTTCATCTTTAACAATGTCGATAAGAATATCAAAATTTATTGGATGATTATGTTCTATTATAACTATTTTATTTACTTTGGTTTTTAAATTATCAAGAAAATCGGTAAATTGTTGAATTGAATCAGAAATTAATTTTCCCATACATTCATCAAGCACAATGAAATTTGATTTACATTTCACATTAATTTGTCTCAAAGCCATTTTTAGTGCAATTGCACAAAAAGTACGTTCCATTCCACTCGATTCAATGGCGTTCTGACTTACATCCAATCTATCATCCATACTCATTCTTAAAACTAATTCTTCATCAAAAAACAATGTAAAATCAACATTAGATAATAAATCACTTAATTCTTTATTGATTAAATGGATTGATTTTTTTAATAAAAATCGAGGAATCCCATCACGTCCTATGCACCTTGCATATTCTTTCAGCAATTCTTCACGTTTTTTCTGTTTAAGAAATCTTCTAATTCTAGTTGAAATATTATCAATTTCATTTTCTTTGAGAAGAATACTTTTTTCAATATCAATATTTTCTTGATTTAAATCTTTAATATTTTCTTTAACAATTAGAATTTTTTCATTAATTCTATCTATCGAAAATTGTGTATTTTTATTATCTTCTATTTTAGATTTAAATTCTTGATATTTATCTATTTCTAATTGAAGTTCTTTTATTTTTAATTTAAAATTTTCAATTGATAATAATATATTATCTTTTTGGGTTATCTTTTTATTTCGTAATTCAACTTTTTCTTTTCTTTGTTCTTCCAATTGAATATCATTTTCGATACTATCAATATTAAAATTCTTTAATTCTGATTCGATATTTTTAATGATCTGTAAATTATTATCTTTTGTTTTTTCAACATTAGATATTAACTGATTACCTTTTGCGACATTTTCTTTTAAGGTTATAACATTTTCAAAATTGTTATTTCTTATTTCTTCAATTATTATTTTAAGAATATTATTTTCATCTTTTAGAAATTTGGTATTACCGATTTCTATTAATTTATTTTTAATATCATCACTATAAATCCCTTGAATTAAATTATTTTTTTGTGAATTTAATTCGGTTTCTTTAATATCGAATCCCGGAAGAAGATTTTTTAATTTTTTATATTCTGCTAAATAATTTTGAATTTTATTTTCATTATCTTTCTTCTTAATTAAAATCTGATTGATATTTTCTTCTAAATGTGCAATATGTTCTGAATATTTTGGGTCAGTTTTATCATATTCCCTACCACAACTTGGACACGCTTTTGAATTTCTAAGTTTTTCTATATCTTTATCATATTCATCATTTACCGATTTAATATTTGAACCATCCTTTTGAATCAATTTAATTTTATTACTTATATCATTCTTCTCTAATTCGATTTTTTGAAGGTCAGATTTTATTTTAGATATTTCATCGTTTATAATACTTTCTTTTTTATTTTTTATTTTTTCAATGTTTAAATCATTTTCACTGATTTTCAATTGATGTTTCTTGATTTCACCATCTTTTAATTCTTTTATTTTTGATAAGACTTTATCAATTTTATTATCAGATTCTGTTAAAAGATTTCTAATTTTTGATATTTCATCCTTTCTTTCAGAAATTTTATCATTAGTTTCTTTCAATCTTATTTTTAAACCATTTAATATTTCTGAATTAAATATACTTGGTAAATTATTTATATCATTAGTTAATGTTGTTAAAGTAAAATTTGAATCGTTAATTTTGATTTGATAATTTTCAATTGATTTTAAATTTATACTTTCATCAAAACTATTCATTGTATCATCAATGATATTTAATTTTTTATTTAAATCATCTCTGTTTGAATTATGTGTCGATAATTCAATTTCAATTTCATTGATTTGATTTTTATTAGATTGAATATTTTCATTTAATATATCTATGTCGGTTTTTAGATTTTTTATTTGATCTTCAGATTCTTGAATATCAACTATTAGTTTTTCTTCTGCTAATTCTTTTTTAAATTCTTTAAATTCTTCTAATTTATATTCAAATACATCATAACCAGCATCCCTAATTATATTATCCATAAACACACTTCGTGTTTCAGATAATGAATCATTCAAGTTATCTGCGTTAGTAAATGATAATCTGATAAAATCTTTTAAATCACCTAATATTAAATCTAATTCTTTTTGTGTTTTATTCTTTACTTCACCTGTCAATTTATTATCATCAGAAATATTTTCATCTTTATATAAATCTAATGTTGTTGGACATGCTGTAATTGCGGTTTTGTTTCTATTCCATTGTCTTTCTGTTCGTCGTTGAATAATATACTTATTTCCATTTGCATTGATTATTGCACCACCTTCACAAAAATCTAAATTTCGTTTATTATTTATGTATCTATTATCACCAAATTTTTCTGGACTTAATGTTGTTGTTGTTTTTCCATATAATATGTAGGTAATAACATCCAATATAGTAGTTTTACCTTCTTTATTTAAACCGTGAATTTGAATAATACCATCTATATCAGACCAATCAACTTCATTATCATCACCATATGATTTAAAATTTGTGAACCAAAATTTTTCAATATTCCATTCAATATTTGTTTTTGTATCACTTAAATGTAATCTTCCATTAATAATTTCATCAATTTTAAGAATTTCATCAATGTCTTCTTTTTTATATTTTTGTTCAGCTAAATATTCTTTAAATATATTAGTTTGAACCTTTAAATCTGTTAAATCTAATGATTCAGAAAGCATCGTTGATGATATAACATCAGTATAAATGTATGTTTTCTCAAATGTAATTTTAGTTATATTAAACTTTGATTTAACATAATCTCTTATTTTTCGTTCATTAACAGTATTGATATTTGAACTTAAATCTTTCCAATGTATTTTAATTTCAACATCTAAACTAATATTATTAATAGCCAATGATAAATTATCATAATCTGTTAATTCATCTAAATATAGATTAATAAATGTATGATCATTTTCAATATTTATAAAATTCCATGATACTTTTTTCTTTGATTCAATATTCCATATGACACAACCATGGATCAAATCTTCACCAAAATGTTGTTGAATTAACGATGATGAATAAACAATATTTTTTTTAGAACCCAATGCCTGGTGTTTATGAATATCACCTAAAAGGCTTACATCACCTTTAAAATCATCAATATTTCTATATTTTTTATCTTGAAATATTTTGCCAACATCAGTTAAACAACCATTCACTGGATCGTGAAATAAATCAATATATGTTTTTGAATTGTCTATATTATGTGGAATATTAACCCATGGATTAATATTTTTTTCTTGATGTGAATGATTTACCCACACTATATCATAAATATTATCATTAAAAAATCCAGATTTATTAAAATATGTGACCTTTGGATTATCAATCAACTTAATTACGGTTTCAATCGAATTAATTCTATTTAAGTTTTTCTTTCTTAAGTCATGATTGCCAAAAACTATAACAACTTCATCTACTAATTTAGATAAATTATTTAAGAATTCACCCGCAAGTATTTTTGCTTCGTTACTAATTTCTATATAATTATCAAATAAATCACCAACAATAGCAACAATATTTACATTATTATCTATAATTATTTTATATAATTTTTCAAATTGTATTTTATATTCTCCGTGTCTGTCTATATTTTTTATGTGAATATCAGCGATGTGACAAATTTTTATCATTCAATATTAATTTTTTTGTTATTTATAACAAAATTCAACAATTGTTTAAAAAATTATGTTAATAATTTAATATATAAGAAAAAAATTAATTATGAAAATTTCTAAATTTGAAAATTTTACAATGTCAGATATCATCAATATTGCAAATAATTTTGAAAAAGAAATAAATAAACAAAAAAAATATAATTCTAAAATAAAATTAGGTGATTTTGTAGCTATTGGTAAATATGATGGAAAGTGGACATATTATAAATGTATTGATATAAATCCAAGTGTAATATTAGAAGAAAAAAATTCAAACAAAACTAGAATATTGACAGATGAAGAATATGAAAAAGCTACAAATAATAATCTAGATACTATATCATCCGAATATATTGGTAATAATTCACAGTATTGGACAATTGAAGAATAATTATGAAAACAAAATTTAAACAATTTATAAATGAAAATAGATTTACTTGGTTGTGTGGTGAACTCTTAATTGCTGGTAAATCAATATATCCTATTGGTACTAAAATAAAAATTTTGATTATTTGAATTTTTACAATATTTAAGTTCATCTAAATTTTCACCTAAATAACTTAAATACAATGGACAATATTCATCATGTTTACATTCTTCCATATTTATTATAATTTTCGATTAAATACATACAAATCAAATACACTTTGATTATCTATTATTTTATTATTATTTAAATCACTACCTAAAAATGATTTAATACATTTATAGTTTCCCAACAATGTTTTACCATCAAATACTTTAACTTGTCTGTTGATAGTACCAACAGCCCCTACAATCGCTAAATATTTATTTCCGAACATACTTCTCATTATAGAAAATTTCATTGCCTTAGTGCTTGGATCATTCATAAATCTAACAGTATCTAAATTATTTTTATTAATGACCAAATTTTTAAATGGCATTTTTAAATCAATTTTACTACCCGAATTAGATAATTCAATACTTATTACACCACCAGTTGGTTGTGCTATTGTTGTTTCTTCTTCTGCTTGGATTTGACCACCTTTTAATAAAGTATTTTGATTTCTTCTAATTTCATTAAAATTAGCACTTGCTATAATTTTTTCTGTCATATGCCGGTCGTTCATCTTATACCCTTCTGGTGGAAGCCTAAAAAAATTACCAGTAAATGTCATTGAAACTATATTTTCAGTTTTAAATAATCTCCAAACCTTTTTTGTTTCTGCCCTTTGTGATACTGACCAACCTTCCAAATGCCAACCACGAACTAACATATTTTTTGTATTCCTATTCACACCCAATACCATTGGTTGTATTGTTCTTTCTCGACCACCCCTCCATTTATCCTCGTTTCCACGATAAGAAATCAATATTACCAAACCATATTTAATTGCTTTTTTCATCAAATCTTCATTAAACTTTACAGGTTTATTGATAGGAAAATTTGGTATTATATTCGGATCAATTTGTTGTGCTTCATTTATAATAGGCCCAAATATTTTAATTTTTTTTGGATCAAATTTATATTCTTTACCTTCTTCAAACATCATTTTCAATTATTTTAGTAAATTCAAAATAATTTTTATTTATTATAAAAATAAAATTGAATCCATTTTGTATACAATATTGTTGTTTAATTAAATTTTTTTCTTTTTGTATTTGAAAAGTATAATCTGATTTAATTTCTATTAACAAATTTGTTTTTTTATAATAAAAATCGGGAAAATATTTATATTCTTTATCATTAAATATATATTTGATATACTTTGGTTTTAATATTTCAATATTATTATTAAAACAAAAATTTAAAAAATCTTTTTCATATGTTCCTTGATAAAATAAATTAAATCTATCATCATATTTTTTTATATATCTTTTGTTTGGTAATGTAGTCAAATAATTTATTCCATATTTATCAATCATAGTATTTTTTGATTTTTCTTTAACCCAATCTAATTGAAAAACATTATCAACATTATATTTATTTTTTACTGTTACATTCTTTTTATTTTGTATATTTTCTAGTGAAAATATGGAATATACATCATAGTTTGATTTTAATGTATTTTTCTTTTTCTTTTTTATTTCATTATCTTTAGATATATTATCAACATTATATTTTTCTAATATTGTATTTTTATATTTTTCTTTAAAAGTATTAGTACTTGAAAAATATTCACAACCATATTTATTTATTGATGTCTTTTTACTTTGTTCACGATTATTGTATGTTTTATCGTTATATTTATCCAATTTTGTTTTTTGAATTTTAATTTTATATTTATCTAATTCCATAATGTTTTTAACCCCATATTTTTGTGAAATAGTTTTTTCAAATGTGTTACATTTTTTACAAATATAATTATTACCTTTTTTCATTATATTAACATAATTGTTATAAGTAATATTAATTAATTCACCACAATTAGTACATTTAACTAAAATTTTTTGATTACTACCTAAAGATAAATGTTCTATTGGAATAGTTATAATATCGTTTAACTTGACATTATATTTTAAATCATTATAATATTTCAAAGTTCTTTTAGAAACCGTTACAGTTAAATTTTTATTCGCAATATTTTCAAAAAAGTTATCAATTTCTACCATTTAAATATTAATTAAGTTTTCGATATATATTAAAATTTTATTCAATAAATAATATTATAAAAAAAGATGCAAGATTATGATATAACATATTATAATTTTATTTTATTTTCTTCATTTTTGAAAAATGTTTTTACAACTTCCATCAACCAACAAGCATCAATGATATCATCTAATGGTTTAGGTACATCTTTATTTTTTCTTATTTTTTCTTCATATTCTTTACACCAAGTCTTTAAATCACATTTGATATTATTACAATCTAAAAATGCATAAAACATATCCCATTTGTCAAATTTAGTTGCTTGCTTACCATTATTATTTTCTAAATGAATAACTTCTTTTATTATTCTTTTTCCTTGAAGTTCTTTTCTTGGTTCATATGTCATTCGACAACATTCAGTTTTAACTGTAAGTGGTGATAATATTTGAACATTTGAATATTTATTCAATTTATGTAATAATTTATGTTTTAATAACGTAGTAAATTCAACAATATCAATAAGTGGTCCAACATTAGAACTATAACTATATCCTTCTATTCCAATTCTAATACTATCTAATAAACCAACATTATCAATAATATCATTAATTATTAAATTTGTTGTGTCATCGAATTCTAATAATTTTAAAATTTGTGATTTACTGTAATCTTTTTCTTCAGTATATTTATATATAATATTTCGATAATTTATAAAGTCTTCAGTATTTTTTACCCATATATTATTATCTTTTTTAGTTGAATAACTAAAAAGTTTAATATTGTCATTTTTTTCTATACACATCGCTGTTGAAATTTTACTCACATCTAATCCAATAAAAATCATAAACTGTTATTATTTTTTTATATATATAAAGAAAAACTAGTTCAATAAGAAATGAAAACATTTAATGAATTTATAAATGAAAATTTTGATGAAGATATTGAAGATGATGAAGAATTCTTTGATGATTATTCAAAAATAAAAAATGAACTTAATACTATTTTTGGTAAAGGATTTGGAAATGATGCTAATTGGGCTGGTGTAGTTTGGCCTATATTAACAAAAAATGATTATGAAGGTATATTTATATATTTGGGTGATGATGATGAACTTTTTTTATTAAAAAGAACTTTTGATAAAATTAAAGAAGAAAATAATGATGAAATATTATTTAGTGTAACTAATAGGGAAGAATTTGATAAATTAATAAAGTTAGCTAAAGATAAAGAACAAATAAAAATGTTACAAAATGCAAAAAAATATAATGTTATTTAATCTAACATATGCTAAGAGGAATGGTGTTCCAAAGTATACTGAATTTGAAACAAAAAAAGAAGTTATTGAATTTTTGCTTGAAAATTTAGATAATATGGATTTGTTAACAATTAATAATATGATTATTGATATAAATTTATTGATTAAAAAAATAAAAGAAATTGAAAATGAAATATGATGGTATTGTAAGTAGATTGGATGAAAATTTATATTTATTTATTTTAAATCCTGATGATAATATGATAATGGATGGTATGAATATATCAGAACATGAATGTTATAAAGATTTGAAAAATGATCAAATCCAGGTTGTTGAAGTTATATTCAAGGATGGTACAGAAGAATTGGATGATATTGATTTAGAAGATTTTATATATAGTGATGTATATGATAGAAATAGTATTTTTTTATATATTCATGATATTTTGTTATATTCTATTAGCAACAATAAAAAAAATATATCATTAAAGAAATTGATAGATAATGGGGATTTGAATAAAATAGCGATAGAATGTATCGAAAATTCTAAATCCGATGAAATTAAAGAAGAAAAAATAATAGAATTTAATGAATAATTATTTTTCAGTAAAAGATAGTTTAATAAAATTAAAAGATAAAAAGTACGGAGAAAATATTAATAAAACAATTGATATTTTAGTCAATAGATTTGATGAAAGTCAAATCAGAATTTTATCTAATCAAGGATTAAAAATTGATAATAATATTATTAGATTATACTTTATTGATAATGTTGGTTTTAGATGTATGAATGAAAAAGATAATATTTATGGTAAATTACCAATATGTAAAAATATAGAAAGATTTATGAATAATTTATATGTTGAAGCTGTTAATGATGCCATAGATTTAATCTATTCTTAAAAAAAAAATTATTAAATATGAAAATTGATAAAATATCAAAAAAATTTGAAAATGTTACTCCTAAAAATGATAGTCGAATTTTAATAGAAGATGGTGATGGTATATTAGCGTTTGGTTATATTAAGGATAATATGTATGTTTATGATGGATCAACTACAGGTTGGAATCCTGTTTCAGATATTAAAAATTGGATTTCAATAAGTGAACTTAAAGATAAATTAGGTTGGAATGAATGATTTTGATTTATTTAGTTTATTTGATGATAATAATTTCATTGAAGATAATATTATCATTGAAAATAAAAAAGATGGTAGTTGTATAATATGTGATACAATTCTCGAAGTTTGTAGAAATAATATAACTGGGTATTATGAACCTATTTTATGTCCATCGTGTCTGTTGGATATGTCTAATTTTATGAATAGAAAGTCATAAAATATTATATTTTTTAGCTGATTTATATATATCTTGTAATTTTTTATATTTTTTAATTTCTTTTGGTGTTAATTTTCGAATAATTTCACTATCATCAATAGCAATGTTTGAATCATCATTATCATATGTTTTTATTGAATATGGTAATTTACAATCTAATACAGAATAGATTCTTGCCATATTAACTAATGGTGGTGAAACTTTAAAATTACCATCTATTAATGCTTTCTTTATTTTATCTAAATCTAATAAAATATAATCACCAAATTTATATGTAAAACCTGATTCTTTATCAGTGAATTTGAATTTATTATTCCAATCATCAATTTCAATTTCTTCAAATGTTTTTAAATATTTCATATTATTCATAATTCACATATCCTAAAGTATCATCACCTAAACCTAAACCAATTCCAATTGTACAATTACCATTTAATGGGTTATTAATTCCGATTACACAAGGTTGAACAATATCGTTTTGTGGAATGTTTGGTGTAATATAATATTTAAGTCGTTCTTTTTCTTTTTTTTCTATTTGTGTTACATTACCATTATCATCAATAAAATTATATACATTTAAATTTGTAATACCTGATGTATTACCCGTATTAACGATATTTGAAGTGGATATATTTGTAAATCCACTATTAATTGTTGTATTTAATGCTGTTGAAAATGATAATCTTCCCATTATAATATATTATATTTTTTTGCTTTAATTTTTATTTTTAAATTTTCTAAATTTTTTGCATATGTTGTATAATCAACATGAACACTTTTTGTCGGAATATTATTAATTTTTCCGAAATATTTTATTAATTCTTCTGGAATATTTTCATATGTTATAGCAATTATATCATTTTGAATGTGATATATGTTACCAATATTATCTCTTAAAAAATTATTTATTTTAGTTTCTTGAAATATAGGCAATTTATCAGCAATAATAAAATCCCCAATTTCTGGTTTATTTAAATCTTCAAATATTTTAAAAGCCGTTATCATAAAATATTATTTTTTTACTTAATGAATTATATATAAAAAATTTTTTAGTAAAAAACCATATTTTTTAAATTATATATACTTATACTAAAAAACAATATTGGTATAAATGAAAATAATTAAATATACATATAAGTTTAGATTAGTACCAAATAATGATCAAATAAATCTATTAAGTAAACATTTTGGTTCTGTTAGATGGACTTATAATTATTTTTTGAATCAAAGAAAAAAAGAATATTTAAATAATAAAAAAACATTAACATATAATAAACAATCTAGTTTTCTAACACAATTAAAGAAAGATAAAGAAACCGAATGGTTGAAAGAAATAAATTCACAGACATTACAATATTCTTTAAAATGTCTAGATACTGCTTATCAATGTTTTTTTTCAGGAAAATCAAAATTTCCAAAATATAAATCGAAAAAAAATAAAAATTGTTTTACAATACCCCAATTTGTATCAGTAAAGAATAATAAACTTCATATACCAAAATTTAAAGATGGAATTGAAATGATAATGGAACGAAAAATAAGTGGTGTGGTTAAACGATCAACAATAAGTAAAACACCAACAGGCAAATATTTTGTAACAATTTTAACAGAACAAGAATATCAACCTGTTAGTAAAACAAACCAATCTGTAGGAATAGATTTAGGAATAAAAGATTTTTTAGTGTTATCTAATGATTCGAAAATCAAGAATCATAGATTTCTAAAACATTATGAAAAAAAATTAATTTTAAATCAAAAATATTTATCAAGAAAAACTAAAGGGTCAAATCGTTATGAAAAGCAAAAGATTAAAGTTGCTAGGATTTATGAAAAAATTACAAATTCACGGATGGATTTAATTCATAAAACTACTACATCTTTGATAAAACAATTTGATACTATATATTTAGAAGACTTGAATGTGAAAGGAATGATGAAAAATCATAAATTAGCAAAAGCTATTAGTGATGTTAGTTGGGGTAAATTCATAGATATTCTTGAATATAAAGCCAATTGGAATGATAAACAAGTCATTCGTATAGATAGATTTTTTCCTTCAAGTAAAACCTGTTCTAAATGTGGTTGGATTAATAATAATTTAACACTTAAAGATCGAAATTGGATTTGTCCAAAATGTGGTGAAAAACATGATAGAGATTTTAATGCAGCAACAAATATCCTTAATGAAGGATATCGTAAAAATATATCAGATGGAACGTCTGATTACGAACGTGGAGCAAAAATAAGACCATCCGATGGCATAAGCAATGAAACGTTTAAAGTGAAGGAACATTGTGTTCCCGAAACCACTACATTATTAGTGTAGTGGTAGTTCATTTGTAGAAATTTGTGAAATATATGTATTATTTAATGTATTAACTTTAACAATAGTTTCTACCGAAGTATTTAATGCTGTACTATCTACAACAATATTACTATGTATTCTATCACTAGATACATAATCTGTTGTTTGATAATATTTCATATTGGTTAAATCAAAATTATGATTGACTAACCAATGATTTCTTGGTTCATCATAATAAAATAATTTATTATTAACATATCCTAAACCATTACCATCATTATCATATGTTGTAGTTTCTATGTATATATATGGATCAATATATTTATCAATATTAAAACTGAATGGTTTCAAATCATTTTTATTAATTTTAAAATATTGAACAGGAACTAATATATCTGTTGGATTATAGATTGTACTACCTGATAGATAATATGTCTTTATTTTGGCTGAAAAGCTAATTGGTGTGGCATTATTATCAATTGTTGTTCCAGTTATTCCTGATAAAGTATAAAAATTAATTGTTATAAGATAATCTGATCCAAAATTTAATGTTGCGGTATAATCAAAATTAACCACTGTTGAATTTCTTTCAACAACTGACATTTTAGTTTGATTACTTTCATCATAATCTTGATATAATGTTTGATTTGTATCGGAAACACCTGTAATATCTAATAAGTTAGCTGAAATTGGAATAATATTTTTTCTTAACCATTTTTTTAATTTGGTTAATTTATATTGAACATCATCTAATGAATAAATTAAAACATTATTACCATCTTCATCAGTTATTCTATATGATAAATTAAATAAATTTGTTTTTTTCCAAGTATTTTGTTGTTGATATTTACCAGCAATAAAATCCATTTCATTCCAACCTTCTACACTATTATCGAAAATGTCAGGAATTAATACTTTATGTAATTTTCCATATAAATAAGATGATTTATCAATATTTTTGTAATATTCATATAATTGTAAATCATTGTATCCAAAATAATTAATTGCATTAATTAATGATTTATATGAACCAATATAATCATATATATCTCTACATATTAATAACATTTCTTTTCTTTTTTGATTAAATATTGTATAATCTATTGCATTATCATTTATATCTGATTCATATAAAATTTCATAAACATCTTCTTCTGATTGAACACCTAAATTATTGAGATTAACTTTATAACGAATATCTTCAATTTCAGTTTGACCATAAACAGGACAAGATAATATTTCTTTTGGTTGAACTTCTATTTTAAATTTAAATGTAGTACCTGTTGATGTGAAATATGTAAATCCTGATGAATTGTAAGTTGTTCCACTATCATATAAATTAAATTCGTTATTATTAACATATTCAGAATCAATTATAATTTTATTTCTCGAAACATCTTTTATTTTATATGTATAAACATTTTCAAATATTCGTTGTTTCATTTTACTTTGGTCAGTAAAATAAAACTTCACCAATTGATCTTTTTCAAATCCATATGATATAAAACTAAAATCAATGGGTGCTTTATATTCTAATATTGAATCATTAAATATAAAGTTTGATGTAGCATATGATGAACCCGAATTTGTAAATCCACTATAAGAAAAATAATCGCTATTATTTTCGTGTTTTTCAATTTTTTCAATTTTTAAAATTCTACTATTTACACCTTCTTCTGTTGCATTATAACCCATAAATATTTCTAATGGTTCTGGTATCCAATTATAACTTGTTGATGAATCCAATTGTTCTAATTTAAATGTTAATCCTGTAAAAATTGTTTGTTGATATTTTGGATTTGATATTCTTGTTAAATCTTTATTTGGTAAATCATTAAGAAATACAACATTTTCGGTTGAATCAATTAATGGTTTTTGTCCAATATATTTATATGCATCATTATTGTTATAAGGTACTAATTGATCACCTGTAATATCATATAAAAATATAGAATTATCTATAATATTATCATACGATACTTTCCAATATGCATGAAAATAAATATCACGATTATATTTTCCTCTAGGTTTTCTAATAAATTCACGAGTTTTACAATGAATATTAACATTATCTTCTGATAAGAATATCCCTTGATATGATAAAGAAATTGTATCTTCTGTTAAACCAATAATATTATATTCTTTATTATTTTCATTATAAGTCGAGCCTGATACCTTTAAAATCATACCTGTAGCTAATCCAATATCAAATAAGTTTACTATTGTTTTAATTTCATTACCTGAAAATAATAATGCCCTATTTCTATTATTTTGAAGAATATTATAAGATGATAAAATATTAACCAATACTTCTAATTCCCAAATATCTATATCGGTATTTATTGTTAATGTGTAGCCAGAATATGCTATATTATAACCACTATTTACAATAAACCCATTACTATATAATATTGTTCCATATTTATTTATAAATGAATTTATGGTTGTTTGTGTATTACCTGAAAAATTTGTAAAATATTCTATACCATTTAAAGTTAATCTAAATCCAAATCTATCTGTATCATTATTTAGTTCGAATAATATTTCAGATTCAATTTGATTTTTATATAGACCACTATCTGATTTATTAGTTTTTTCATCATATATTTTTTCATTAGTTATAATATCGTATTTATTTGATGATAATGATAAATCATTAGATATTTGTATTCCATTTGTATAACCAGAAACATTAAAATATGGATGTTTAGCACCATATAAACTTTCAATTGTTAAATAGTGATCATTATTTTTTAATGAATAATAAATATCTATTCCATATTCAGATAATATTGATTTATATTTAGTAATAAAATTATTTATTGTATTTTGAATAACGTCAGTTGTGCTACCACTAGAATAAATTTGAGAAAAATTTAAAAAATTTGTGGTCAAAAAACAATATGAATTATTATATGATGTATTATTAAATTCTGTAATATTACCACTAGGTGTAGAATATGCACTTCTTATTTGGTGTGGTTGTAATTTTTGATATATATTATATGTTAATCCTGTTTCATCAAAAATAAATCCTGGTGTAAATATTATAGTTGTATTTGTACTACTATTGTATGATACATTACTAATACTCAATTCCCTGTTATTCATTAAATATGTGTAACCCGTAGAAGTTCCACTTAATAATATTACATCACCTGTATTAAGATTAGTATATCCAGTAAATTGAATAGTGTTCCATTGATTTGTTTGATTTAATGTATTTGTATAATTATTTGTTTGTTGATAATATTGCTTAAATAACAATTTTTTAGTTGTTATAAATTTTTCATCTATTAATTCATCAACAATAAAAGTATAACCACTAAATAATTTATTACCATTACCATCTTCAAATTGTATTTCTTTTTTTGATAAATCTGAACCTGTTGATGTATAAATAATATCTGGTGCTAAATTACTAATATTTTTGTTAAATGTTAAAATATTTCCATTTAAAGTAATTTCACCTTGATAAATTTTAGGTCTTTCTGTAAAAAGTTCAATCTTTAAATTAAAAATATTATCCTTTACACCATTTAATTTTAATTCATTAATATATGATAATGTTAATCCGCTTTGCTTCACACTAACAATTGCATCATTATAATCCGAATTTAATATTGAAAATTTTTTATTTTCATAAAGATTACTAAAAAAAGTATCACTCGATAAATTTCTATTATAATCGTTTATTGATATTACGTTTAATGAACTTGTATAACCAGATGGAATATATGAAAAATTAAAAATATCATTTGCTGTATTAGTAACAATTAAGAATGCATGTTTTTTTACAGATAATACTGTAAAATATTGGTCATCACTAAAATCACTTGATCCTGTCACACCTGACAAAGATACTATTGTTCCAACTGGAAATTTTTTATGAAAGTCTGTACCATATATCCATTTGGAATAAAAATTATTTGATTCATTTACTTTTTGAATATTTGTAATCAATTCATTTTGAAAATTAGTTTCACCTTTAATAGTTAATCCACTATTATTATTATAATTTATATTAATTAAGTCAGCAGTACTTATAAAATCAATAGGTTCTACAGTTTCAAATATATGTAAACTTTGTGTTTTAAATGTTTGATCCGAATTTTCATCAAATAAAATTTTTCCTTCCCAACTTTCAGTATCTTCATTATATTGAAAATTATGTGGAAATCCTTCTTTAGTAAAGAATATAATGTTTTTATTATTCACAGATAATAATTTTTCTTCTATATATAAAAAATCAAATTCTTATATAAAAAATAATTTTAAATGTTAATATATACAATATGTCAAAAATAAAAAAAGTTGAATATATTGAAGATGGTAAACTATATAAAACCCAATTTTTATATTGGTGTTTAGGTTGTGGATATGAACATGCATTTTCATTAAAAGAAAATGGTGGTTATCATATATTTAATATGGATTTAGAAAATCCTACAGTTTCACCGTCATTATTACAAAATTTTGTGCCAGGTAAATTATGTCATTCATTTATTATAGATGGAAAAATTCAATATTTAAATGATTGTGATCATAAATTAGCAGGTCAAATTATTGATATTCCAGAATATCCAATATAAAATGATTATATGATTACACAATTTAAAATTTTTGAATCTGAAAATGAAATAACTGTGCCAGATGTTGCTTGGTTATATTTTTTACATTATTGTTATAAAGGTAAAATGAAAGTGGATGTATGGAAAACTGACACAAGAATGGATGGAATTTCTTGTCAAGAAGCTTTAAGTAAATTTGATTGTGTTAAAATAATAGATGGTAATTTTATATCAACAAAAGACTGCGAAAAAATAATTGACAAGTATTTTGGATCTAAAACCTTTGATGAAGCAGTAAAATCACAAAAAAAATTAGAAAAATATGATACACCAACCACTACTTATGTTAACGTATTTGATCGTAAATATCCAATAAGTAAAATTGCATATGAATTATTTATTAAATTTAAAAATCCAAATATTGACAAGGCTTTTGATAAAATACGAGAAATGATAATAATTCATTTTAATTCACAGCGTTCGTTGAAAAATATTTTAGAAAAAATGTCAAAAATGAGACATATTGATAAATGGAATTATAAAACTGCATATAAAATGTTTGATGGAAATATTCCAGAAAAAATTATAATTTATAGGGGATTAAAAAATGATTATAATCCAAATTATAATTTAGAATATTCGTGTTGGACTACATCAATAAAGGAAGGTGAAAGATTTGCAAAATATTTATTTTCTGGTGGACGACAATTTAAGCCAAAATATTCAGATGATCCTACAATGTTAGTTGCGGAAGTAAATCTTGATGATATTGCAATATTTATTGGTGGGGATGAATCTGAAGTTATAATGAAAGGTGATGTTGAAATTAAAGAAATTATAAAAATAACAATATGAAATATTTAAAATATTTTGAAAATGAATTAATTTATAAAACCCATCGTGGTGAAATATATAAACACGATGATAAAATATTGAAAATTACAAAGGATGTTATTGAATATAATAATGCATTAATTTTGATTAATAATCCTTCTAAATATTTTATTAAATATTATTCAGCTAAAAAAATATCAGATGATAAATTCGAATTAATAATGGAAAAAATAATACCATTAAATGATGATGAATCTGATATGGTTGATTTAATTCAAAATACATTAGGTATTGAAGAATATATGTTAGATGATAATAAAAGATATAATTTTATTAAAGAATTAAAAAATAATCCCGAATATTATGAAGATTTTTGTTCATTTAATGAAATAATAAATATGATTAATTTATTAAAAAAAATGTATATAGAAGCTAAATATAGAAATATTAAATTGTATGATTTAAGAAGTTCAAATATAGGTAAAACTATTGATAATAATATAGTACATTTTGATTTGGGTGCAGGTTAAAAAAAATAATAAAAATGAAATATTTAAAATATTTTGAAAGTAAACAACGTGGTAATCTTTATCATATATTCGATTTAAAAAAATGTCATCACATTTTAAAAACAAATACAATTGAATCATATAAGTTTACAAATATATCAACAACTAGAAATAAAATGATGAATGGTTATCTTGGTGATTCCCCTATATCAATATTTAAATTAGAATTAGATGGTGATAAATTAAGCAATAAATATAAAATAAAGCCAATTACGTATCCATCAACAGAAATTGGTATTGGTGGTGAAAGAAGACCTATTCGTTTAGAAGAATTTGAAGAAGTTATTTTAACTGATCAGATAAAAAATATAAATCAATATGTTAAAAAATTTATAATAATTAAATCACGGGTTGAAAGAATGATAGATTCCGGGTGGTTTGATAGTGATGGTGGATATTTTGATGATGAAGATTCAAAAAGAATTACATTACCTGAATTTTTAAAGAAAAATATAGCAAAAATAAAAGAATTATTTGGTGATATTTATATTCAGGATGACACAAGAATAATTAAAGATGATCAATGGTTAGAAAATATTATAAATCATCCAATTAAGCAAATAAATCATGGGTATTGTTTATATTGGAGAGGATATAAAAAATCACCAAATTTCAATCGTGGTGTTATTGATGATGTTCAACCATTCGATAAAAGAAATAAAAAAATTGATAAATTGGTCATTGGATGGGATTATAATAATCTATATTTAAGTAAAAATAATAAATTTGATAATTTGCCAAAAGCTCGAGATAATTATAATTTGTATTCATTTGATTTTGAATACGAACCAGTTGATATTATTAGTGAAACAGTTGATAGTGTTCATATAAAAAAAGGGTATTTGGGTAATATTGATTTGATTATAAAAAAGAAAATATTTTAATGAACATATGAAATTTTTGATGAATTTATGGTATTACCTACAAAAACAGATTCAACTATAAAAATTAACGTTGGTGATTATGTATTTGTTAAAAAAAAATTGAAGATTTAAAATTGAAAATAAAAGCATATAAATATTATAATCAATTAAAACTTTTTCAATAAATCGGAATATATTAAATAAAAAATATATTACGGTGGAAATTAATCTTAAAGATAATATTTATTTTAAAACATATGAAAATAAACTTAAATTAAGTGAAGAAATTGTTGAATTTATATTGTCGGATAAAATAGATAAAGTTTTATTTAAAGGTGATCCTAATATCATAAATTATAAATTAATAAAAAAAATACTTCCACTTACAGAATTAAACAACACTCCTGAATTAGTTAGAAAAAAATATCAAAATATTTTAGAATTGTGTGATAATTCACAATATTGTATAATTTATAGAAAATAACATGATAAATATTAGAAATAATCAAACATTTGAAAAAACAATTGATATTGATATCAATGAAAATGTTACTATAACATTGAGAGATGACGAATATAATGATCTTATTGAAAAACTTGAATTATCAATGTTAGAAAAAATAAAATATTTAGATTTATATTTTAATAAAATAGAAAAAAAAGAAATAGAATGTCATAATTTTATAAAAGATATTTTTAATATTTTTTATGATTCATATGATAGAGATAGTGAAATTGTTTTTAAAAAAACATTATCTGAAATTAATGAAGATGAATTATTTAATGTATTAAAAAAGTATAAAAAATTATTAGGGTTAGAATGACAGAAGAATTGGATAATTGGAAAAATGTTAAATATAGAATGATAGAAGAAGGGTTTGATTATTGTTTTAATGGTTATAGTCGTTGGGATGAAATTGAAGATGAACAATTTCATTATTTAATTGACCAATATTTAAATATATCTAAAAAAATAAAAGAATTAGTAGATAATAGAATAGAAAAATTATCAATATTGTGATTTATTCTGATTCTTTTTGTGATTTTTTAATTTTTTTCAATTTTATTTTTCGTACTTCTCTAAGTATAGCTTTTTCCCAATCATCTTTTTTTTCAAAAAGTTTTCCTTTATAATAATATTTGTCAAGATCAGGATTTTCATAATCTATTGCTGGACCATTTAATCTGTGATAAATCCCCATTTTCTTATATTCAGTTCTGTCTTTATATTTTATAATATTATTAGTTATATTATTGGTTAACCAGGAATCAACATTAACTTTATTTTTATAAAAATCTATTAATTTTTCAGTTTTTTCTATATCCTTCTTAGAATTAATTTCATCAAATTCATCCATATTATATATTTCCTTTTTATTTTTTTAATATATAAAGATAAATAGAAAAAGTTGATACATGCAAAAAAATAAATGGAATAGAAAAGTTGATTGGATTAAAAGTGGATCAACTTATATTCAACAAAGTCGAACTGAATTATATGATGAAAATAAGGTTATTGCTGTTGGTGATATTTATTTTAGGTTAAATAAGTATTTAACTGGTGTCACTTTCACATATATTAATAGTTTAAATAACATATATAAAAAAGACTTATTAACAGGTGATGGATATTCTATTGTTAATATGTATAATGAATATGATGTTATTGATAGGGCAATGAAGAATATTATTCAAGTTGATATTGCAGCAGATACAAATATTGATTTAGATTTACAATGGTTTGAAATAAATGGTGTTAAACTTAAACCTGGACATTTAGTTTTATTAAAAAATCAAAATTCTGAATTTCAAAATGATATTTATTATGTAAGTGATCAATATTTTTTAGAAATTACAGATTATTTATCAACTCGTGAAAAATCGGATAAATTTAGTTGTAGTATAAAATTAGGTAAAAATTTTGATAAACAATTTTTCTTGGTTAATAATGGATTTGAATTTCCAATACAACATGAACCTAAACATTTTATTGAAGGTAAATCATTTATACTTAAAAATATAATTAAATATGATGGGTTATATAATACCCGAACAGATTCTGAAGGAACATCAAAAATGATTTTCACTGATGTTGATTTGGCAAGAAAACAAATATTTGATAATGTAGATAAATATTCAGATATTATTTTAACAGGAATAACAGCTATAAGTGTCCCAGATAATTATTTAACAATAAATTATCATTATGATTCATATACCATTAGGTCAGGTATAACAGAAGAAATGTTTTATACTGGAATAACATCTGATATTAAAAATGATATTGTAAAAGGTTTCACAACAATTTATATTCCATCAACATTTAATTGTCAAACGGATGATTATATTAATTTAAAAATATATAGTGGATCAACCATTACTTTAGATTTAAATAGTTTTATTAAAGATAATTTAACATCATATGTAGTTTTAGAAGAAACGATTCCAAATAATATTATAACTAATTTACAAAATTGTACATATATAATTAGTAATTATAATGTTGCATATAATTGGTATGATGCTTTAGAAAAAGCAAATTTTTCACCATATTCTAATTTTTTCACCCTTACTGCATATACATATAATGTAGATATTACAGATTTTATAAATATTCAAATTTTTCCAAAAGAATATGAATATGATAAATATTTTGATTATAATGGATTAAGTTTTGATTTTACAGATTCAATTGATCCATATTTTCATTCATTTTTTTACACAAGTAATCAATATATTAAATATGATTTATATGATAAGTTATATCAAATAAATAATACAGGATTTACTGCAAATTTTTCTATATTTAATGAAAATATATTAAGTGGTTTTACATATAGATATACTGATGATAGTAGAATTAGAATTACAACATCAATATCGGGTATAACTAACAATTTTAAACCATATACTTATGTGTATGCATCTGCGGATGGTCAAATAACACAAAAAACTTTAGTGTATGATGTTAATGATTATGAAATAATTATATCAAGACCAAAAATATGGACACAATATCCAACACAAACGCAATTACCATCATTAACATCAGTACAAAATATAGATGGTTTAAAAAATATATCAGATATTTTATATGAAGTATATTTAAATGATGATTTATATTCAAATGAAAAAAAATATATTGCGAAATCTTACGCAGAATTGTTAACAAGTAATAGTTTTTTTAGATTGAATGTAACTGGTATTCTTTATGAAAATAATAATAATGAATATATTTTAAAATTATATGATTTGGGAAAAGAACTTGGTGGTAATGATCAATATTTACATTTTGTTTCCAATGAGTTAATTTATGTTGGTAGTGATAGAATAACAAGATTACCTGTATCATTAAAAACATTATCTGGTTATACTTATACATCAAGTATAATGACAGGAACAACAATTATATATGATTTTAATACACTTAATTGGAATGTTTTAAATGGTGGGGAAGATGATATTTCATATTCACCTATATGTGATTCTGGAAATAATCTTATTTTATCACCAATTAGTGTTGTGCCACTTGTATATAATGTTATAAATGGTGGTATTGATTCAACTTACGGTTCAATTACAACGACAACGACAACAACTGTTTTACCGACAACGACAACGACAACAACTGTTTTACCGACAACGACAACGACAACAACTGTTTTACCGACAACGACAACGACAACAACAACATTAATGCCAACAACGACATTAATGCCAACAACAACATTAATGCCAACAACGACATTAATGCCAACAACAACATTAATGCCAACAACGACATTAATGCCAACAACGACATTAATGCCAACAGTATTCGAAATATTTGGACAATTATATCAGATTTAATATTTTTTAAAAATATAAAATCTATATATATAATAAAATAATAAAATCAATGGCTAGAATTGATGCGAATGCTAGAATAATAATAAAACAAAGTACAGTTTCGGGTGAAACTGCATCTCTTGCACCATTAAGTGTTAATGGTACATATGATCATACATTGTTACCATCTTGGAATCCAAGTGATATATATATTGGTGAATTTTTTATGAATGAACCTGATGAAAAATTGTGGATCCGATTAAATAGTACAACTATTAAAAGAATTTTATTAGAAGGTGATGTCGTATCAAGTTCCGGTGGAACACCTGGCACATCAGGTACATCAGGCACATCTGGGATTAATGGTACATCAGGCACATCTGGGATTAATGGTACAATAACAGGTGTTACAATACATAATGATTTTTATTATAATTCAGGGAATACAACATTATATGTTCCAAAAATAGTAACATCTGAAATGTTTTTAACAGGTTTAACATCATCTGGATTAACTAATTATTTAGTTTCTGATAATAATGGTAAATTATTTAAAACTAATGTAAATGTAAATACGACTGATGTTATTATTGGTGCAGTAACATTACATTTTGTAAACGGTTTATTTACAGGGTGTGATGGATGTTAAAAAAATTATAAATTATGAAATATATTTGCTTCGACAAAGATACCGAAAAAATTTTATGTAATGAAAATGATTTAATTTATATTAAATCCTTACCACCAACAACTACAACTACAACAACCATTCCAATGATTGCTATTTATTATGGTGATAGTTCAAAAACAAGGATAGTAGAAGCTGATATTTTATCTACATTTTTTACAGCATCTGGTTATGTTGGTAATTTAAGTGGTCGTTCTTATAATTTTTCAACAGGATACACATATAAATATTGGTGTATTCCTTGGGGTTATAATAATCCTGAACGTGTTATAAATTATATAACAAATAATTCGACAATTACAATTTTAGCATATGATTCATATTATAGATATTATCAAGTTGATCCTACACCAATACAATCTATAACATATGGCATAATAGAAATAAATAATATTTGGTATAGAATATATAGAACATTAACAAAAAATTCAACAAATATTGAATATTATGTTTATTCGTTTTAAAAAATAAATTATAATAATGAGTGGTCAAACTTTTTATAATCCAGTTGAATATGGTTATGAAATTGAATCTAGGATAGTACCAGAATATAATAATGCTAATCCTAGACAAATTTATGCTATGTTGGAAGATTATTATCTACATGGTGGGTTTAGGGTTTGTGACACTATTCAAGGTGTATTACCATTTCCAGAAGAATATGAAATAGATATACCAATACCAAATTATAGAAATTATATCACATTTGACAAAAGAAAGTTGGGTATGATTGTCTATACTTTAGATGATGGTAAATTTTGGCAATTAATAAATAATCCAAGCGAATCTTTCCCACCATATTTTGATCGTAATGATAGAACATTAACAACAAATTTTGATTGGATTGAATTGAATTTTTTTAATTCCTTTGAATCAATAAATTATGATAATAGTACAGGTGAATTAATTTTATCATTTAGTAAAACATATAATTCGGGTGCAACATATGAATATAGTGGTAATACTATAACTGAAATAATAACAGGTTTAACATATTTAAATAATAAATTAAGTGGGTTAACTGATGTTAATACTTCTGAATCAGAAAATTATCAATTTTTAATTTATTATAATGGATTTTGGGTAAATTCTGGTGTATCATTTACATCTGGAACATCAGGAAATGATGGATCATCTGGTACTTCTGGTGTTGATGGTATATTTTTCGGTAGTTCGGGAAGTTCAGGTACATCAGGAACAAATGGTACATCAGGAACAAATGGTACATCAGGAACAAATGGTACATCAGGAAGTTCAGGATCATCAGGAAAATCAGGAACAAATGGTACATCAGGAAGTTCAGGATCATCAGGAAGTTCAGGAACAAATGGTACATCAGGTAGTTCAGGATCATCAGGAAAATCAGGAACAAATGGTACATCAGGTAGTTCAGGATCATCAGGAAAATCAGGAACAAATGGTACATCAGGTAGTTCAGGATCATCAGGAAAATCAGGAACAAATGGTACATCAGGTAGTTCAGGAACAAATGGTACTGATGGTGAATCAGGATTATTTGGTGGTGATAGTCAACCATATAAATTTTCTTCTAATATATCATATGATGATCCTACTAGTTGTTATTTAAGTTTTAATAACGAAAATTATGATGATATAACTAAAATTTGTGTTAGTATTGAAAATAATGATAATGTTGAAATTGGTGTATGGTTATATAGTTTAACTGCCAATGGTATGTCTAGATTTAGAATTTTTGATAGAAATAATTCTACAAATTTTATAATATTTAATATAGATAATAGTGTTGATAATGGAACGTGGTTTTCTTTTGATGTAACAGTAATAACATATAATAATAATTTTAATTTAAATGATAATATTGTTTTAACATATACAGATTCTGGTGATGGTACATCTGGAACATCAGGTTCATCTGGTGTGGATGGAAATTTTTATGGATCATCAGGAACATCAGGTACGAATGGAACATCAGGTACGAATGGAACATCAGGTACGAATGGAACATCAGGTACGAATGGAACATCAGGTACGAATGGAACATCAGGTACGAATGGAACATCAGGTACGAATGGAACATCAGGCACGAATGGAACATCAGGTACGAATGGAACATCAGGTACGAATGGAACATCAGGTACGAATGGAACATCAGGTACGAATGGAACATCAGGAACATCAGGCACGAATGGTTCGAACGGTAGTTCGGGAAGTTCTGGTACTTCAGGTGTAGATGGAAATTTTTATGGGTCATCAGGTAGTTCTGGTAGTTCGGGAACGAATGGTACGTCGGGTAATTCTGGTAGTTCTGGTAGTTCTGGTAGTTCAGGTACATCAGGTATTGGTACATCAGGAAGTTCGGGTACGTCGGGTACACAAGGATTATTTGGTGGTGATAGTCAACCATATAAATTTTCAACAGATATTATACCATATTTTGGTTATTTAACATATAATAATATTAATCCTGAATTTGTAACTAATATAAATATTAATACCAACAATATAGATAATGTAAATATTGGACCATGGCTATTAAATATTTTAGATAATGGGGTATCTAGATTTAAAATTTTTGATAGGATAAATTCTACAAATTTTGCAGTATTTATAATAAATAGTAAAGTTGATAATGGTGATTATTTTTCATTTAGTGTAATTAATGTTACATGGAATAATCTTTTTAATATAAATGATAATATAGTTTTAACATATATTCCTGGTATAAACGGTACATCTGGCACATCTGGCACAAACGGTACATCTGGCACAAATGGCACATCTGGCACATCTGGCACATCTGGCACAAACGGTACATCTGGCACAAACGGTACATCTGGCACAAACGGTACATCAGGAAGTTCGGGTACGTCAGGTAATGGTACATCAGGAAGTTCGGGTACGTCAGGTAATGGTACATCAGGAAGTTCGGGTACGTCAGGTAATGGTACATCAGGAAGTTCAGGTGTTAATGGTACATCAGGAAGTTCAGGTGTTAATGGTACATCAGGAAGTTCAGGTGTTAATGGTACATCAGGTAGTTCAGGTGTTAATGGTAGTTCAGGCACATCGGGTAGTTCAGGCACATCAGGTTCAGGTACATCAGGTAGTTCAGGCACGAATGGTAGTTCAGGTACATCAGGTAGTTCAGGCACGAATGGTAGTTCAGGCACATCGGGTAGTTCAGGTACGAATGGTAGTTCAGGTACATCAGGTAGTTCAGGCACATCAGGTAGTTCAGGCACATCAGGTAGTTCAGGTACATCAGGTAGTTCAGGTACATCAGGTAGTTCAGGTACATCAGGTAGTTCAGGCGTTAATGGTACATCGGGTAGTTCAGGTACGAATGGTAGTTCAGGTACATCAGGTAGTTCAGGCACGAATGGTAGTTCAGGTACATCAGGTAGTTCAGGCACGAATGGTAGTTCAGGTACATCAGGTAGTTCAGGCACGAATGGTAGTTCAGGT